ATGAAAGAAATAGTAAGACGAACAGAACTTGAAGAAAAATACTTTGACGTACTTGAAAAACAGCTTGATGAAATAGAAGATAATTTGTGAATAAAACTAAAGTAATATTTTGTTTACCAGGTCGAACTTTTTCTGATAATTTTGTTAAAAGTTGGACAAATTTGCTTGTTGAATTACCTAAGCATAACATACAATGGGGACTTTCACAAAAATACCATGTGAACAGATACTTTGTTTGCAATGCCTGCCTCGGAGGAAGCTCTTTAGGAGGAAAAAACCAAAAACCATTTCAAGGCAAAGTTGATTATGACTATTTAATGTGGATTGACAGCGACCAAGTGTTCAATCCAGAAGATTTTTTAAATTTATTAAAAAAAGCCCAAGAAACAAAAGTTAGTATACTATCTGGACTTTACCTAATGCAAGGCGGAGATTTATTTGCAACAGTAAAAGACTGGGACAAAGAATTTTTTAAACAAAACGGATATTTTAAATTTTTAAAACCCGAAGACATAAAAGACAAAAAAGATATATTTAAAGCTTCTTATACTGGATTTGGATGGCTACTTGTTAAAAAAGGAGTATTTGAGTCTTTAGAGTATCCCTGGGTGCGACCAACTTGGTTTGATGAAGATGGAGTATTTGAAATGACAACTACTGATTGTGGATTTATGCATCGTGCCGCAGAAAAAGGTTTTGACACTTATATAGACCCAACAATAATTGTTGGTCACGAAAAAACAACAATACTAAGACCATGATTTATTTATTTTACAACACAGAAACTGACGAATACCGCGAAGTAGAAATGAGTATGAAAGAATATACTCCGTATCGCGGCGAAAACGGCAACGAAGATTGCTGGGAACGTATTTACGAAACTCCTCAAATAAGCATGAGAAACTCTACCGCGTCAAAAGTAGATCCGTATAGTCAAAGTGAATTTGTAGACCGTACGGGCAAAATGAAAGGCAGCGTAGGCGATATGCTAGATTACAGTAAAGAGCTCAGTGAAAAACGCGCGGAAAAGAATGGTGGTGTTGACCCAGTTAAAAAAAAGTATTTCAGAAACTACGAAAAGAAAACTGGCAAAAAACATCTTGCCGACAAAAAGTCTTATGAAAGCAAAAACGTAAGAATAGATTATGATTAACAATCTATTGCATCGCTAAAATGATCTAGTGTCTTTAAGTGTTCGTATGCAGTAACAATCAAACCTGAGACTATTTGATCTTGAGCGTTTAGATAGTGTTCTTTTAATTCGTTACTACGCCTAACATTATAATCAACACTTGTAAGTTCGCCGCTTGTGTTATAATCAAAAGCTTGTAATTCAAAAGTAATTAATTTGTCTGCTTCTAAATCTCTGACTTTTTCATATTGTGTATGAACTTGAGTTATTCGATAGTAGCCAGTAATTGAAGTGCCGTCGTCTTTTATGTATTTGTTTTTGAGAGCCATATCTTTTATTGTTGGAAATGTAGATGTAATGTGTTAGAAGCGGTAAATCCTTGGCCTGAGTCATTGTTCCCTGCTTGTTCATGATAACATATTCTTAATAAATCTCCGTTGTGTATTGTAACTTCTGGACTCATTATCCACATAAAATCACCAGGTGCGGGAGTGCCAACGCCACCAGCAGAACTTGTCTCACAGTAAATATAAAATGTGCTAGATTGTTGAGCAATATTTCGACGGCCCACAGGAAGAATGTTATTTACATTTGAGCCTCCACCGCCACCTGAAAAACTACCTAGAGCATATATACCGTCAGCAGCACCTACATGAGCACTAGAGGTGTTACTCGCTCTTTGCCACTCAAAAGTGGAGGAGGTAGTAGTGTCAATACTGTTATTAGTTGAGCCGAGAAAACTTCCGCCACCAGAGAGTGAATTATTTTGAGCACCTGCGCTAGTCAGCCACTGGTTAGCTGTACCATCACTACCGCCACTTGATGCTGCCCCAACACCAAATTTATCAGTTCTATGAAAATTCCAACTGTAACCACCTTCAGAATCGGTATAGTTACTATCGTATCTAAAAGACTGTGTGCTTGGGTCTATTATTTGAACCGCGGCAATACAAAAATCATTATAGTACGGGTAAGTAGCATTTGCTGTTATTTTCACCCCAATATAAAGTCTGCCCGTGTGACTAGTTGCAGAAACTCCATCTGTAACGTTCATAACAACTTGCAAGACATTCCAGTTCTGAGTACTATCACTGCTTGATGCGCCAGTTTCGCTGGTGTAAACAGGTATAACATCAATAGGAACAACAGCGTTATATATATCTACGCCAGCAACTTTTGTATCAAAACTGCTTTTTGTTGTTTTCTTTTTAACTTCATTACCACTTTTTCTTCCAGCAGTTTCAACCAAAAGTAAGTCGCCGCTTTGAGCAGAAGATTTCCAATTTGAGTAAGTCATTTTTCCTCTACTAAATGATGCTCCTTGAGGGCGCTCAACTAAAAATAAATCGTTACTTGCCACGTTAGTAGCTAGATTTCCAATAGCGCACTTTTTCAAAGTTGATGCACTAACATCATAAACCAAAATTACATCATTGTCTAGTAGTGCCATTTTATTATATTGTTGATAAAGTATCTATAGCAGGAAGATCATCCCAGCCAAGGGTATCAAACGTAACACTTCCATTACTATTAGTACATTTAATATATGCGTTAGCAGTTGCTGATCCTGCTAATTTTATTCTTGCTTGTTGTATATTAAGAGTAGTTCCGTCAAAAGTCAAGTTGGATTCTCCGTTTAATGCGTCAGAACTTGAAAATGTAGCAATTCTATTGTCCGAACCATTAGCTACAGCGCTAACTGCTCCACCACCACCAGCAGCGTCTTCCCACGAAATAGTGCCGTCAGCATTAGTACATTTTAAGTATTTGTTTGCGGTTGCAACTCCTGCAATTTTTAATTTAGCAGTTTGTAAATCTACATATTCATCTCCTGCATCAACTTTAAATACATTATTATTATCACCTTTAATAGCAAAATCTGCATTTGGAAGTCCTCCACGATTCCACAAAACTCCTGAAGCAGTGAATTCAGAATCATATTCAGTAGCATTTTCTACTCTTAAGAAAAGCGTGCGCCCATCTGCAGCGTTTATGTAGGTATCTCCATTGTTTGATTGAAGCACGGCATAATTATCACCATTACTTGGATCCAAAGCTTCGTTTTGCAGGTATCCATATCCATCTGCTGGCTCCCAATGGCCCATTCTCATTCCGTCTTTACCGTGTGCGCCTGCTCTTATGTGTCCCGATATTTGAGCGTCACCGTTAACAGCAAGTAGTGAGTCAGGATCTGCTGTTCCTATTCCAACTCTGCCGCCTTGCATTAAGACCATCCTAGCGGCGCTGCTGTCATAGAAGTAGAGTGGATTTGTTATGGCCTGGATGAGATTTTGGGTGTTACCAGCTTGAATATTTACACTTTTACTAGAAGTATACTCTATTGATGCTATGCCAGAAACTTCAAGATCGCCAGAAACAAATGCATTATCTCTCAACCTTATACGATTATTATCTGGGTCTACTTCAAGTTTGCTTTCGTTGTTTCGGTATGACTTGATTGTGTCGTCTGCAAATACTTCGAATACTGGCATGCCTGCAGCATCGTTGACGCTGAACAATGAGTCCGATAAATCATCTGTTACCGTAAGAAGGTTGCCTTGTGCGCCGAATACTTCAAAAGCGTTGCCTGTTATTTGGTCGTTGGCAACTATTATGCCTGTACTATTGTTTTCTACGTGGAGGCGCCCAGACGGCAGCGTGGTACCTATACCAACATTAGCATTAGACTTTATAGTCATTGCAGTTGCTGGCGCACTACCATTATCAGCTATGAAATGAAAAGATCCCTGATTCCCTGCTTCATAAGTATAAGCTATACGCCCATCCGCGCTATTGGCTCTAAAATCTAAATTAGCGAAGCTGTTAACATTTGTCGCTACATTGTTAATTAAGACGCCATGTCCCGCTGAGCCTCCAGGTAAACCATCTGCGAGTATGGCGGCAGAATTATCTGTACTATATCGGACATGAAAAGTTTTCGTAGGACCTGATGTTGCTATTCCAACACGATCATTGCCACCATCAACTTTAATCATATCAGTTTGTCCATTACTCTCAACACGAAAGTTTACATCAGCAGAGTTATCATTAATAGCTACTTCAGTAGTTTTAACACTTATGCCCTTTACATTATTGGCAAATAAATCTATTTCTGTACTACCAAAATCTATTTTAGTACCTTCATCTCCGCCGTGTTTTATGAAACGGGTGACACTTAAATCTCCTGATATACTAGCATCTCCATTTACGTGCAGCTTTGCTCGTGGAATTGTTGTTCCTATTCCAACATTTTGATCATTATCCAAAGTCATTACAGTTCCAAGAGTTCCCTCGCTGCTTGTTTCTGTGGCAAACTGCATTCCATACCCCTTGGTGCCTCTGATTCTATTCGTACCGACATAAGCACTACCAGCATCATTAAGAGATCTAAATAATATACTTGGAACTTTACTTCCAGCACTGGTGTCTGCATCTGAAATAACTAATTGGCAATCGTCGTCACCATTGTCAGAGTTTCCGTGTATGTGAAGCGCTGCAACTGGATCTGATGTTCCTATTCCAACGCGATCAGTTTCACCTTCGACAAAAAGCATGTGAGTCTTGTTGTTACTTTCAACACGGAAATCCATATCAACGGAATCATCGTTTACAGAGAATTCATTATTATCGGCAGTCCAGCGAATAACACTATTTGTAGCAAGAGAAATAGAATCTGATGAGTCTTGATATATGTAACTATTTGACCCACCATCTAAGTAAAAAATATTACCAGCAGGAACACTAATGTTGCCTCCAAAAGTGCAATTTGAATTTGTTTTCAATTGCCCTGTTATACTGGCATCTCCATTTACGTGCAGCTTTGCTCGTGGAATTGTTGTTCCTATTCCAATATTTCCACCATCTGTCAAAATCATATTAGTATGATTGTCAGAGTCGCGCCAATAAAAATTATCCCCAGCTACACTGGTTCTCATTTTCATACCGTCTTCATCAACAATTATCCTGCCTATGCCACCGTCGTAACTTTCAAGCTTAATGCCGCCGTCCCATGATGCAGCAGAGCGAATAGTTAATTTAGATCCTGGGGCTGCTGTTCCTATTCCAACCTTATTTCCAGTAACAGTGAAATCGCCACTGTTATACTGTCCCATGACAATGGTACCATCATCAAAAGCTTCAAATACTGGCAATCCTGCAATGTCATTAACAGACATTAATGAGCCAGTAAGAGTATCTTCTACGCTGAAAAGTGATCCTTGTGAGCCTTCTACCAAAAATGCTGGCCTTATATCTCCAGATTGATAAACGTGCAATGTCCCAGTGGGTGTTTGCGTTCCTATTCCAACTGTTCCGTTTCCAGCAGTGTTCGTCCCACCCCGAACAGTCATTGCAATATTATCGGCGGGAGCAAATTGTATTTTGTTTTCGGAGCTAGGGCTTTGATATTGTGTTGCAAATGTGAAAGTGTTTTGCCCAGCTTGGTCGAATAGTATTGTTGCTGTTTGTGTTCCGCCACTGCTGTCTTCAAGCGTAATGGTTGGCCCGCCAGCTCCGACCACAGAATCTCTAAGATGAAGAATTGAGCCTGGATCATCTGTTCCTATTCCAACTTTGCCATCAGATTTAATGCGCACGCGCTCGTTACTTCCTGCTCTGAGTCTCATGTCGTCAGCGGTAGCGCCAACCATAACAGCGGTGTCCGTTGTCGTGTTATCTCGCAATTGAATCCATGCGTTTGTATCTGGCGACTTAAAGTTTGCCACTACATCAGTGGTCCCTTGAGCAAGTACAGTTAGCTGCGTATCTGGACTTGCTGTTCCTATTCCAACATGGCCGCCAAAAGGATTTATAGCAAGCGGCTCGTTAGAGTTATCGTTTGAATCATAAGCTTGTATTCCAACATCTGCATTATTACTGCCAATAGAGCCCATGGCAAGAGCTTTAGTTTGCCCTTGTCGTGTTTGTGAAATACGAAATGCAAGACTTGCATTATTTACTTCAGCGATATTAGCAGCGCGGTAACTAGAAGTGCATTTGATAGCCAAATTAGTCATTTGCCCTGAGCCAGCAACTTCCAATGGACTTGCTGGATTTGTTGTTCCTATTCCAACATTGCCATTTGGGTCTAAAGCAACCCTGTAAGCGGCGTTACTTGCATCATAAATCCAAAGATTATCAGCAGTCCCTTGTGTTCCTATGCGATACTCATGGCTTGTAGTTTTTAATCTTATTCTACTTGCCTGATTCGCAGTTGTAGAATTAATAAGTATATCTGCTGCGGCCGCTTCAACGTGCAATTGTTCACCTGGATCTGTTGTTCCTATTCCAACATTACCAGCCATAAATGCAACCTCTGTTCCAGCTCTAGACATTTGTATGCGCTTAGACCATGAAGCAGTTGGATCAACATTATTATTCATGCCCAAATAGCCAATGTTTCCTAGTCCGTCATATTCAAAAGTCATACCATAAGTATCACTTTCTCCAAGCATTAGTCTTGCATCTTTTTCTGTATTTGAAGGAGTTATTCTAGCAAGAACATCTTGTCCGTGTTGACCTCTAACTCTAAAATTTGCATCACCTGCATCGCTAGTGCCAACTCCCACAAATCCAGAAGCTCTATCAACACTCAAACCTGCTCTTGATGCTGCGGTACCACCAGCAACACTATTTTGATGATGTTTTACAATAAAATTATTTGTTTGATCTCCATTTGTTCCCCCTTCTGCGCCAAGAGTAAAACCGTAGGTCATGTCGTTATCGCCATTGACGCTTTCTACTAATTGTATTCTTGAAGTATGGTTACTTGAACCCCCTACTCTTAACACAGTCCCACCGTTATCAGAGGTTCCGCTTTGAACATGGAAAAAAGCTCCAGGAGTATCTGTTCCTATGCCAACGCTTCCTCTAAAATAATTTCTACCAACCTTACTGCTCCCGCTGCCACCAAGAAACCTAATATCTACATTTTGATTTTCATCAATACACTCAAACAAAGTTACTCCATTAGTACTACCGTCATTATCATAATCTGAAAGAAATATTTTTCTTGAGCCAACAGTCTGAAAACCTGCGTTTGTTCCTCCAGCTAAATGAAGTTGCGCAGAAGTAAAATTTGTGTAGTCAGAACTATTACCCAACTGAATATACGCACTACCCGCGCTAGCGCCATCACTTACATAAATTCCATCTTTTACTCGAAGTTCTCCTGTTATATTAGTATCTCCACTGACCGTAAGAGTTGAACCAGCATACTGAGTAGTACCTCTAGCATCTCCACCGATTAATACTTGGCCATTTCCTCCACCCATGGCCGCATCTCTGACAGTTAATATGGCTCCTTGTCTTTGTTTTGCAAAATGATTACTGGTTGTTCCGCGGCCAATTTGCCAAAACGTAGCAGAACCTCCATAAGGCATTCCTGCAAACCATTCTTTACTGGTTTGATAATCATCATCTGCAAAAAATACTCCTACTGCTCGTCCTTCGTATCCATCTAAAGCAATTCTTGCTGCCTCAAAACCCGCTCCAGCATCATTTCTAGCTCTTATTTGAAGTTCTGAAAAAGTAGAATCTTTTGTAGCTCCATATGATGAGCCAGCATCAGTGTCTCCAATAATCACCGTTGAATATGAACTGCCTCCTGACGTAGTTGCACCAGGCCCAGCAAAACGAGCTACTGTGTGAGTGTTTTGTCCTGAAACAAGTAATTTGAAAGGTCCTGGATTTGTTGTTCCTATTCCAACTTTACCGCCTTTAACAACTACATCACCAGCTTGTCCTCCAGCATCTGTTGATGTTGAAAAGTGTATTACGCTTTCTGCACTAGTATTAGCAGGATAAGAATTTGCTCTTAAATGCAAGTCGCCGCCCAAGCCATAAATATTTGCAAATGTATAAGCAGACCCAATTGCTATACCACTTCCATCTGGGAGTACAATGTCGGCACGTGAGTTGTTTCCTTCAAGGACTCCAGCGCTACGAATTTCAATTGTGCCAGCAGCTGTAATGTTAAATATATCATCAGTACCTAATGCGCTATGTTGACTTAGTTTAAAAGAATCTCCGTCACTGTCGTCAGCGCCCATTGCCCAGTGAGTAGTATTGTTTACAAGAAAATTAATATAAGGATCAGCTCCGTTTTCTCCTTCTATTTGTATTTTTGCTGTTCCTGCTGTGTCTCCAAAGACAGTAAGTGTTGAGCCTGGACTTTTTGTTCCAATGCCAAGCTGTCCAGTAATATATGAGTCGCCAGCATCTGCTCTTAATTGAATTTGAGTAGTGCCGTCTGCACTATTAAGCTGAAAATACCCAGCATCATCACTTAACAATCCAAGAACAACGCCTTCTGTACTATTTTTTATCCCCATTCTGGCGCTTCCGCCGTGGACCATAAATTTTCTGGCTGGATTTGTTGTTCCTATTCCAACTCTTTGAACATCTGCATCTATTGTGACTGTTGGAGCAGATATGGTTCCAGCTGGATCTATTCTAACTATTTCATTAGTTCCTAGTGTAGCATTTCTACACATGCTAAATGTCCCGAGAGAACGGTCTATACCGATTGTAAAATCAGTTGCACCTTGAGTCTCAAATGATATTGCCGAGTCGGCTGCGGCGTTGGTAGATTGATTGTGGATGTTTATTGCTAATGGGCCATCTACGCTTTGACTTAGGTCTAACTGTGTATCTGGATTTGTTGTTCCTATTCCAACTTTGCCATCAGATTTTATCGTCATCCTCGCAGCAGACGCTTGCGCTGTTGAAACGTGACTTGTTAAAAATGTCAGATCCGCCGAGCCATCATTCTCAGAGTTTCTTGTTCCTCTTATTTTTGCGTTAAAATTAGTTAAATCACCAGCACTAGCAGAAGTATTAAATATTAATTCTCCTCCGCCACCAACAGTATTACTTCCATGTACGTCTAGATAAATTTGAGAAGTAGGCCCCGAGGCCATCCGAGATCCTACTGTAAGCAAAGCTAATGCATCGTTTGTTCCTATTCCAACTCCCCCACCGTCCATTACATTTAGAAAAATATCTTTATTGGGCGCAGGAGTAACATTAATCGGGTAACCGTATGCAGGATGAACAAATAACGATAAACCACTGACAACTCTGTCACTGTGGTCTAATCTCATTCCAGCTAAATCAGCGTTAGCATTGAACCCAAAAGTATACGCTGCGGTGTCACTACCCGCAGTAGTTGGACTGTTTATTCGTACAGTGGGATTTGCGCCGCTTATAGTTAGTAACTCGGCTGGGCCTGTTGTTCCTATTCCAACCTTGCCATCACCTCTTATAACCATCTTTACTGACGGGTCAGAACTCCCAACGGCATTATTAGTGCTAAACTTCAAGTCAGTATTAGTAGAAGAAGATGGGTGCCCGAAAACTTGTGCGCCCCTTTTATTACCAACGTTGCCATCAACGCTTGACGTCCAAACTAGAGCTGAATACTTAGTAGTACTTTGTCCACCAAAATACAAAGACGCAAAATTAGAGTTTTCTGTAGTTATTTCTAAACCTCTATGCCAGCCACCATCTCTTGTTCCCTCACCCCTAAAAATCCCCGCGCTGTCTACTTTTAACTCTCCTGTTACACTAGCATCTCCAGAAACAGTAAGTGCCGCCCCAAGGTGCTCAAGACTAAGGCCGCCAAGAGAACCTACTACAACTTCTTGATCATTATTAATATATAAAGCTGTTGTGCCTTTTGTGGTAGTATGACTTGCAGCAGTTCTAAGATACATATTTTCTGTAGAATTTCCATATGCAGTTCCACCACCAATATGAATGTCAGTTTTACTACTAGAACTGGTTGCCGTCATTAAAGTAACTGGCTCTTCCGTAATTGTATAATGCGGCATGCCAATTCTAACAACTTTGGTTTGTGAGTTAGATATTTGTGGTGCTACGCCAACATTATCAGATCCAGCAATAATTGCAAATCCGTTAGTTGGATTTTGTCCTACTACTAATCTAGCATCTGGATGAAAATTGTCCGAATAACCAATTCCAACTTTTCCGAAATAGCCACTAGTTCCAGAAACATTCGCTTGACTAAAAGACCCACTAACAGTCATGTCTCCAATAACAACTAAATTGCCATCAGTTTTTAATGTATTTGTTGCAGATCTAAAAAGATTAGCGTCTGTTCCGAACACTATACCGTTGTCATTAAAGTCTGCCGTTGCACTATAACTTGTAGAAACTTGTATTTTTTTAAATCTAGCCATTTGGGCACTACCGCCCTCTGTTAAAAAATTTATTTGCTGGTCAGACCTTATCCTAGTACTACTCGCGCTAGTTCTAAGATATATTGCTTCTTGTCCAGTTATAAATAAACTTCCAGAAACGTATGTATTATCTCTTAACCTTATTCGATTATTGTCGGGATCTATTTCTAACTTGGCTTCATTATTACGATAAGCTTTGATAGTATCGTCAGCAAAAACTTCAAAAACTGGCATGCCTGCTGCATCGTTAACACTAAACAATGAATCAGACAAATCATCACTTAAACTCAGCAAACTGCCTTGGTCGCCTTCAAAGTGTATATCGCCGCTTTCAGCTACCCGCAGTTGAATAGTGCCAGTATTTGTGCCAGAAAACCCGATTGTTCCTTGTCCTGGTGTGATTAGTATGTCTGGATTTGCCATATGCCTTGTATTTAATTACACTATAATTAGTCAGTTAATCCGAATCTTGGTTTAATTTGAGATTCGTAATTTTTTCTTATTTCTTTCTGTGTTAAAACTCTATTATAAATTCTAAATATAGCTATTTGTCCATTAAGATCCCTACTAGTGTCTGAAGTAGCACCCAGATATAAACTTGATGTCGAGATATTAGCCGTGCCAGATGCACTACCAGTAGCACTAGTAAATACTTGAGCGTTCTTGTATATTTTAATTCTGTCTACGCTAGCATTTCCGTCCCATGTTGCAACTACATGTACCCATTGGCCTGCTACGACAAAGCTTCCAGCACCAGCTTGAGTAAAAAGTGCTGAAGGGCTACTATTGTCATATATGTTTTGATAAATAGCAAATGGAGACGTTTGTGATAAATGCAATAAAGTGTTACCTTTTTGATAAATTCTTGGAAATGGGTTATTTTGAGAGGAATCGGCTTTAAAAACGGCTTCGACAGTAAATTCTGTGCTTTCCAACGCAGATTTCACCGCGGCATCTGAATTAGGTACTTCAATTTTATCATTACTTCCATCAAAATCAAAAAATTTTTTACCATTCGCGCCAGGGTCTGAGGAAAATGTCGCATTACTCAGTGTCCCAAAGTCACTTGTTGAAACTAAATTTTTAACAGTGGTGCCGCTACCAGAGTAACACCTTATAGCCTGAGCGTCAAAACATAAAACTAGTCCTTCTCTTGTTATGCTTGGTGAATGATTTAATACTGACATTTTGTTTTCTTGTTGTTGTTTTTATTATTTTCCGAATCGACCTTTTTGGGCTATGTAGATGTCTTTTATTTCTTTGTCGGTTAAACACGAAGACCAAACAGACACACAAGCAATTTCTCCATTAAAATACCTACTCAGATTAAGATAACCAATATGGCATGCGTCATTAAGTCCAGACGCCATAGTAACACCAGAATAAGTATGAGATTCCACCTCAACACCATTTTTATAAATTTTTGACAAAGTGTCAGATCCTACAGTTTTTGAAGTTGCAACAGCATGAGTCCATACTCCTTGATCAGGACCATTTGCTTCTGAGGTTTCAGCTCTACCATTAGTGAAATTTTTTTGAACAAATTGAAACTTATTCGCGCTAACGTTAAAATCTCTTCGGCCGCCGCTAGTATTGTTATTAGTAACCATTCCCTGTAGACTCGAAAGACCACTATTACCCCCGTATTTAACCCAAACAGAAATCGTAACAAACTCAGAAGTCATAATTCCTGTTCCAGCATTTATATACTCATCAGTTCCATCAAAATCCCAATATGCGCCGCCTATGTGTCCTTGATTGATATTAAAAGAAGCTAAAACTTTACGATTTGTAGGCTTGAAAAGTTCTTGGCCGTATGCCGCAAAAGTCCCAGTTAGAGTAGTGCCCAGCGCACCAACTCCGCTAATATTTTTAACTGCATTTGACGCGGTGCGGGAAGTCGCCGTAAAAGGAGTTGAAGAAGTTTTTTGTTCTACCTGTATTCTTCTGATGTATTTATTGCCACTATAAGTTTCATTTGGCCTTAAATATCCATCATCCAATGTATACCCCGTTGTTATATTGTTAAATGTAAACCTTTTCCACTCTGTAGTAAGGTTGGCTGTTTGTGTAGTTCTTGTTGAAACACCTGAGTACAAAGCAAATTTTAAGACCTTGCCTTCGTCGTCAGCTTTTGCTTCAAAAGATATAGAAAATCCATCAGTAACAGTAGAAGTTAAATCAAGAAAATTTACTCTAGGATAATCAGTGCCGCTGTTAGCGGTAGTATTAGATATTACAAGATGAGGTATTCCGTCTTCTGAGCCATACGATATAGTTCCAGCCGAACCACCAGCCTGAGATATCGAAAAGTTACCAGCGGGTTCAGGGTCAGGGAAAACGTTTGTAGTAGGCTCGCCGCCATAACTATCAGAATTTGCTGCATCAATGCAAAACACCAACTGCTTAGAGCGGTCGCGTTGACTTACTGTTTTTGGTCCGATTTTTGTTGCCATTGTGTTTTTTAAAATGATGATTCAGGACATAGCTTATCTAAATATCTTCCAACATGGGCTAAAAAGTTTTGTTTTACTTCTGCTGCGGTTAAAACTTTATTGTATAAATATATTGGACCCATTTTACCATCCCAGTGAGTTGCGTATGTATAACGTGTGCCAATTCTAGCATTAATACCAAAATTTTCAGTTGCAGAAGTTGAATACGCAGCCGTTCTTTCTCTACCGTTTAAATATATTTTAGTACCAGAACTATTACTGGTTATCATCAAGTGAACCCACACGTTTGTAGGAAAGTCGCCCTGACTATAAGATCCTCCGCCAAAATTATACCGCAGTGTATTGTGAATATTAATGTTGTAACTACTGTAATTAGTTAACCACCAGCTTCCTCCATCGTTTCTGAAATCAAAAAGATAATCAGTGTTGGTGCTAGTTTTAAAAAACCACATTCCCGCAGTGCACTCGCTATTTGATCCAAGATCTTCATCAATATTTATTCCGTCACTACCGTCAAAGCCAAAAACATAACTACTACTATTAGTGGATTGATCTTTTGCAATTGTTGGAAAATTACTTGTACTCTCAGTATGCGCTCCAGTTCCAGGATTACCGCTTGCGCCTGAGCATCTTTTACTTCCAACTAAGTCGTGAGCACTAGTGTTGCCAGGTTGTACACATCTATTGTTGTGAGGATCAAGTAAAAAAACCAAACCTCTTGTTGTTAATTTTGGACTGTATCTTGTTGCCATTTTATGCCTTTCCAAATCTGTTTTTAAAGTAGTTGTAAGCTTGAGTTACTTGATCTTGTGACAATGTGATATCGTAAACCATACCTGTTGCTATTTTTCCATCAAAGTAATATGATTCACCAGAAGAATTTCCAAGTTGAAAGTTGGCACTTGTATTTGTCCAATCTGCGTTTGTATTTTGTTGCGACGCAACTTGCACACCATCTAAATAAACCAAAGCAATTTTTGTACTTGCATCGTAAGTTGCTATTGCGCAATACCATGTCCCAGCGCTTAAAACGTTTCCTGAGGCTGCGATCAAATTATTTTCATCTAATCTAAAACTCAGTGTGGCATTATTATGAGCTAGCCTATAATTTCCATATGTTTTACCAATTAAATGTTTGAACCCAGAAATAGCATCTGGCTTAAACCATACCAATAATGAAAAATTATCATCATGCGCAAACTGTGTATGACTTGTATTTCCAAAATTAATATAATCATTTGTACCATCAAAATCATAATGCTTTGGAAGATTGCTTACGTTTGTTGACGCCTGAGATGCACCTTCTACTGTACCATCAATTTCATTTGGCCCTAAATCAAAGAATGTTGACGAATCGTATGTTCTGTCGCGAGCGGGACCAGAGGCATCTACATAAAGTACAACATTTTTTGGTGCAGGTATTTTTGGTATTGCGTTTATGCGTGATTTTGTTGCATTGTAGTTTTGCATTATTTCTCCGTGTGTTAAAGCTTTTTGGTATAAACGCAAAAATGCAAGTTCTCCTACAAAGCATTGCGAACTTTGTGCTAAAAATTGCATATTGTTTGAAGTAGCTGTTATGCCTTCAAAGTTGCCAGTGTTTCTAAATATTTCGGCTCCATTCTTGTACCAAGTCCATGTGCTTCCGCCATCATAAACTCCGTGCCAATGAGCCCATTCTCCAGCAACAGTTCTGTGCTCTACGGCCACTAAAGAATCGTCATAAGTACTAGTTCCGCCGCTATGATTTTCTCTAAAATATGGTCTACCATAACTACTTCCAGCATATCTTAAAACAAAACCATTACTTTGGTAAGTTTCATTGGCAATAAGAGCATAATTTGTTCCGCCAGTGCGACCACTATCAGCTTGACAACATATCATTGCCGCGGCCCACTCTATTGTGTAGCCTCCGTTTGCGTTTAGGTCTGAAATTTTGCTGTTTGTTGTGTAAGTTATTGATCTTCCAGCTTGATTTCCTATGATTATTCCTCTGTTTGAATTTACAGCTGGAAAAAGATAATCAATGCTAGAGGTACTTGGTTTCGCGTTTTCTGTTGAGTCTCTTGCGCCTCTGCTTAAACCGCCACCAGTAGATAATTGTAATGGTATATCCCATTTGTGAGATAAATAAAATTCCATTTGGTGTCTTTCTTCGTCCGTAAGTGTTGACTGAAAGACCATTACCTCAAATATTTCAACATTAGAGTTCCTTTCGTGAGCGTAATCAGCTCCAAGAACAATGCCTTTATGGGCGGTTGCCGCACTTAAAACATCACTAGATCCGCCAACTCGCAATCCGTTGTTCCATAAATATCCAGCATCTGCAAACCTAGCGCAAACAATATGAGGATCCAAACCATTTAAATCGCCATCAGTACCAGTAGTAGCTGCGTTGTGTCCTGCATACCAAGTCATACCAGTGCTTGAGGAATCGTGCCTGAGTAATCTTCTTGCATCTGCGTCACTGTCTGTATCTCCATCAAATATATATTTAGTATTATCTGATGAATTAGTAGATAACGCCCTAAAAACGATAATAACATCATTAGCCGCATTGTCTGCAACATAATTATTAGAATGAAACGGTGCAAGCAATTCATTATTACTTCCATCAAAGCTAATTCCACCAAGGCCATTGAGAGATTTTTTGTTGTAAGTTGGCCTATGATTGGAAGTATCAGCATCTGTCGCGTTACTTGCTCCGCCAAATTCTGCCGCGCTGCTTTTATCTAGCCAATCTGTTACTGCATTTGAAGAATGAATAATGGTTGACTCATCCGCAGCATCCAACCACATTATGCACCTTGCCGACAGACTGTTCGGAGATACATATTTGTTAGCGCCCTTGCCTCCACCATTTCCGTCGAAGTTTAAAGCGAGTTGGTCGGTAACTATTCGCGGTTTTAAATGCTGAGCCATATTAAAGTAATCCAGTTTGCGTCCACTCTTCTGTTGCAAGTATTCCTAGTATTTCTGGATGATTAAATTCTGTTTTGCCCGAAACTGTAAGTGCGCTTGAGAAAATGTCTGGTCTTCCTGCAACAGTACCAGAAGTATAAGCTATGCCAGATCCAGTAATATTATCAGTATCAATCAAATGAAAACCACTGCCAGTTATAACATCGCTGCCTCCGTCATTTTGACTGTACAGCGGATAATATTCTTTTACTTGTTCGTAATATAAATTGTAAGTGTCGCCATTAGAATCAACATTATTATTATACTCTACATTTCCATCGTCATCGTATCCTTGAATTACTGGATATTCTGTTACATTGTATTTAACAAATGTTTTGCTACCGTCGATAGAATACCTCAGAGTAGCCGCTGCATTTTCTAATATCTGATCATAATTAACGTTTGTTGCATCGCCGCTGTTAATTATGCACCATCTTCTGTTTGGAAATCTATTGTTCATACTATTATTTTTTTATTTTTTTTAAAATTTTCTACTATAATCCGAATCTACTTTTTTGAGCGTTATAAATTTGCTTTATGTCGGCATGACTTAAAGCTGTATTATATATAGCAAAACATGCTACTTGTCCATCCCAAATATAGGTATTTCTTCCCCCCACCCTAACATTACCAGGAAGAGTGTAAGAAGTATAGCTTTTAGTACCAGCTGCGTTTCCATCATAATAACCTCTTGCGGTTCCAGAATCCATTACTAAAGCTTGATGATACCATTTTGAATTATCAGCATTTGAAGGAAGAGACCATGCTGAGCTTTGTATGCCAAAAGGTTTTGGATTATCTGCTGTAATCAAAGCACAATAAAGTCTTTGATTACTACCGTTACTTCCATGGTCTAGCCACATTTTATTATTGGTTGTTGTATAAGATTTAACCCAAGCGACAAACGTCATTGGACTAGAATAAGGATTTCTTCCAGATCCAAATGAAGTTGTTACTAAATCATCACTTCCGTCAAAATGTATGGACGCAGGGCGATCAGTATTTGCTACTACTCCTCTTCCCGCAGGTACAAAACTTGACGTTGGGCTTGTGTCAGGATTAGGTAATATAATACTGCCTCTTCTTACAAAATGTACGTCTACACTTGCAGTTCCAAAATCTGAACTGCTAAACGTACCATGGTTTCCATTTCCACTAATATCTCTCCAAGCATTTGCCGCTGCCCTGGATCCATCTACAAATGGAGTCGCGTGATCCTTTTTTTCTACTTGAATTTCGGTCATATAATAAATTGCACCAATAGGATCGTCACTTATAACCCTAAAACCATGTGTATGACTTCCATTTTTACTATAAAATTCATTAACAAGTTTAATCCATTTTCCTTTATCGTTTACATGATAAGTTCTATGGTTGCTAATAGTAGCACTATTAGCAGAATTATCCGTGTTAAAACGAGGAGCACTCCCAACAGAACTACTGCCATTACCAGTAGAACTTGTTGGAATGTAAAACCAAGCGCTCATCGAGTACGGATGAGTTGCCGCACCACTATCACTATCCAAAGTAGGCCAGCCACTTCCAAAACAAATCCTCCCATTTGAGGCGTTATTTTTAACAATTTTTATTGCTTTTGGTGATGGCCTAAAGCCAGTATCGTCAATTGGACAATCTACAACTGAAGCGGTTCCTTCATAGCTAAAGTTCATATTGTCTGGGATAGCCCCATCATTACAATCACCATCTGTTATGATGTTAGTTGTAGGTTCTCCTGCAAAGCTTTTTGCGTTCATAGCATCTAAACACATAAGAAGATGACTTACAGGAACGCCATTTGCGTCTGTTTGTATAACTTTGACGTCAGTTATAGTGCCGCTAAAGCTGCTGTCCGCCCTGATATAAATAATATCATTGCCTGTCACTTGGTGTGGGCCGTGAGTGTACTTTCCACTTGCAGTCATTTCTGTTCCAGAGGTAGCGCCACCAGTAGCATAAGATAAACTTAAAGTTCCAGCAGTTCTGGTTATGGTCATAATTACTTTATAGTAATTATTTTGAGGAAAATCCATAATCATCCACCTAGTAGCACTCTGAGAACCGTCAATAGTAGCAACTCCGTTGCTTATAGACCAATTGTCACTGTCTCCCAAACTACCAGGAGTAACAGTCCAGCCAGAAGATGAATTAAAAGTACCATCCTCGGTCATCACGTTTATTTGTCCGCGATCTGGTAATTTTGGTCCACTTCTTACTCCCATGTTTGTCCTTTGTTTATCATATTCCGAATCTTGATCTTTGTGCGTTAAAATTTTGTTTGACTTCGGCATGTGTCAATGCTTTGTCTTTGTATATAGAAACTGGACCAAGTTTACCATCAAAACCAGTGCCAGACAGATTATCATCGTCAGCGGAATTTCCGATTATTAATCGATCCATATTGCCGTCAGCTGTAAGCGCAGTATCTGTATCTTGTCCTACTAGTTTTCCGTTTAAATACATAAAATATTGATCGCTTTTACCAGTAACCACCACGTGAGACCAACTACCTGTAGAAATTTGAGATGCCGAATCATTGTCGTTAACCAAAACTATACTAGATCCTCCAGTCGCTCTGTATAGCAAAACTGGAATTTCTACGAGTCTTAACCTAAAATGTCCATTTCCAGCATATAAAAGATCTAAAACATGACACTGATTGTTCGTGTTATCATCTGGATTGGCCCATACACAAAACGAAAAGTCATGATTATTCCAATCTATTGCTGTGTAATAATCACTTATAAAATAATCTCCAGCTCCATCCATTAACCAATAATTATCATCAGTAATTGTAGGAGTACCTTGTATATTTATATCTGCCTGTAAAGTTCTATCAGCGCCGCTATTATTTTTTGCCAAATTTCTTATCGTTGAGCCGTGATGCCCATCTTTTGGATCAACAAGCATCCATAACTTCTCAGTAACAATCTGCGGTCCATATGCTAAATTACTCGCCATTTTCTCCGTCCTTATTTACACTTTTATCTGGTTCTATTTCTAGCTTGCCGATATCTTTTCTTTCTGCATGTACCAAATAAAAGCAGTTGATTTTATTTTCTTTGTTGTTGTTTATTAAAATTTTGTTGTCTTTGATTGACTCGACGTATAATTCTTGGTGTTCGCCTATTGGTGTAAGTTGAACACTGATACTATCTTCGTGTACTAAGTATGGCCAATGATCTGGTAATTCAATTATTTTGCTTTGTGCTTTTCCGCGAACAAAGACGTTGTGTTCTGGAGTTTCTGATGATGCGTATGCAAGTTGTTTGTCTGGTTTGGCAGGATCTGGATGATCAATAATAAAACTCTTATAGTCTGCTGCAAGACCACCGCTTACTGTGACTGTGTATGAAGCACTTGGGCTGTTGGTGCCAAATCCAACAAGGTTATTACCAGCGTCGACGAAAATCATATTGTCTTGACCAGCTGTGCCTGCAACACGGAAATTTAAATCCTCTTTTTGGTGTCCAACAACAAGCTCTGAAGATGTTATTCTAATTCCTTCTTTTTCGCCACCTTTTATAAAGGTTCTGGAATCACCAAAATAAATAGACTCATGAAGGCCACCACCATCAGCCTGTATTCCAGCATAAGTTCCATCATTATATACTTTAAGCCTTGTTTGAGAAGCTCCGCCGAATATTGCATCAACAGCTCTTAGTTCTCCTGTTACGCTAGCGTCTCCACTAACAACAAGAGCGGAACCTTTTGCATTATTTGGATCAATGTTTATTCCAACAGCAGGCAATCCAGCATCTACAACAAAAGCATAATCTTGACCAGCAACTTCAGTATTTACATAAAAGTTTACGTCAGCAGTACTAGAAGCTAAACCACCAACCGCAACATAATCAGTGCCCACCTCTCTGAGCTCAAGCAAATTAACATCACCAGCTTTTAAATAAATTAAATCATTAGAAAATTCTAAAAATGTATTTGAGTCGCCTAGGTGACGAATTTTATCACCAACATAAATATCTGTTGCAAACTCTCCCTCACCAGCTACGTTTAAATCTCCAGCTGTTCGAAGTTCTCCTGTTATACTGGTATCACCATTAACCGCCAACATAGAACCACCAAAGCTGGCCACTCCAATTCCAACTCCATAGTTGTTAAAAACAGTTCTTCCATCATCTTTAAATCTTGCAAGATCTAAAAACGAGCCATCTCCTTTTTGATGCCAAACTACCAAACCTCCATCCATACTTGAAGATATTTCATCTCCAAAATTAGTTTCGTCGGAGCCAAAGCTTATATTCCACTCTCCATCGATATTAGTTCTGCCACCTCCACCATTATGACGAAGTTTTAAATTTGCGGCAACGTTTGCTCCTGCGCCTTGAATATACAAGCTTCCTGCACTTGAACCACCATGCACTTGTAATAATCCACTTGGATTTGTTGTTCCTATGCCGACATTACCATCCACAAATGTAACGGCATCAGTATTAGTACCAGCAATTTTATAACGCAACCTTATTTCTCCATCATTACTATCATGATAGATCATCTTCATTCCCGCAAAATAAGTACCAGCACCATCATTAGCAAACACTCTTCCTAACTCTGTTCCGTCTGTAACACTGCCATCATTTCTCAGCTCTATCTCTGCTCTAGTTGATGGGTTTGCAATGATTACATTATCATTTGTTCTTAGTTCTCCTGTTATACTGGTATCACCACTAACGGTAAAAGTAGCTTGTGGACGGCCATTAATTCCTTGATGAAAGTTTCCAACCATCATCTGGCCTTCTCTGTTTATCATGGCAAATTCATCAGTTTGGGTTGCTCCGTATCCGCCAAAAATAAGAGCGCCATTGGCGTCGTGAGTAGAACTACCATCGTATTCTATTCTAAAATGGTTATCTGTGGTACTATTTTCAGCAAATTTAATTACAGCACTAGGATCTTGATCTGTTGAAGCGGCTTCAAATCTTAAAGCTGCTCCGTTTCCGTAAATTTCTAATTTTTCGCCTGGATTTGTTGTTCCTATTCCAACATTTTGTCGAGATATTGTTGCAGTAGGCGAAACAGTAAAGTTTACTGCGCCATTGGTCATTAACTCAATATTATTGTTATTTTGATTTACAATATAAAAATGAGACGGCGAACCTTGTATATAAGCTTCCCTTGTACTTATATCAGAGTGCCATGAAATAAATGGGCTAGTATCGGATTGACGTAATAATTTGATAGATTCAGAAGTTTGCCCTCCTCCAACAACTAGTTGTCCTGTTATACTAGCGTCACCACTAACAACAAGCGCGGAGCCTTTAGCATCCAAGGGATCGCAGTTAATCCCCACGGTAGAAGTCCCAGCGTCTACTTCAACAACGTAGTCTATACCGTTTACCGCGCTACCAACCAAGAAGTTTACATCTGGATTATCACCTACTCCTCCAATCGCAACATAATCTGTGCCAGCTTCTCGCGCATCGATTAACTCTACGCCGCCAGCATTAAATTTTATTCTGTTAGATGTAAAAGCAATATCAGTATCAGTATCACCTGCATGAATCAACTGCTCAGATATATAAACGTCTCGAGCAACAACATCTACGTCTGTGGTTATTTGTCCCGCAACTTTTAGCGCTCCTGTTACATTAGTGCTGCCATCAACTAAATTAATAAAAAATCTTTCTTGCCAAGAACTTGAATAGTTGGCCCAAATACTAAAACGATCATTGTCATATAAACTCCATGCTGCGCTACTATTATTTTCGTACCACTCCACTTGAGCATTATCAGAAGTTGGGTCACCAATTACTACATCAGAAAAACTACCTCGCGAATTAGCGGGCGCAACCCCGCCCAGCCCAACTCTTCCATCTGTTCGAAGTTCTCCTGTTATACTAGCGTCACCATTAACTGTAAGATTTGCCGTTGGAGAAGAAACCTTTATTCCAAGCTTTCCGTCTTTGAGGACAAAAAAATCACCGCCCGCATCATAAACTGTTGTTTGTGTACTGGAGGCTGCAATTCTAATAGAGTTATTTCTAACTATGTGAAAGTCATGATTAGTAGCCGATCCAACATGTAAATAGTTGCTAGCATCATGAGCTGACAACCTTGTTTTTCTTCCAGCGGCAGATTCAAGAATAACATCTGCCACACTAGTTGGTCCATGCGCAATATAAAGTTGAGCATTATCTGGATTTGAACTACTGCCAATTCCAACTTTCCCGAAATATCCGCTCAAGCCACTAATGTGATCTGGGCTTGTTCCATCTGCTGCTACCACTGAACCAGAAACATAAAGGTTGCCTGAAACATAAGCATCTTGACGCATATGCACGTGCCTCAAGTTGTCTATTTGCATTGCCTCAGTCGCACCTTTAAAGAACATAATTTGCGAACTTGATCCAGCCGTAGTTCCTGCCACAAATTTTAATGGATTACCGTTACCTCCAGCACTGATTAAAAAGTCATCATTTGCTAATCCTAAGTTTTCAAATCCAATATACGCAAAATCGTTTGCCGCGTTGCCTCTTTGAAATCTTAGGGCAGAGTGTGTTGCAGCAGAATCACTTGGACCTTTTATTAATACATCACCCCTCACTTCTAGTTTTTTTGATGGAGCGCTGGTTCCTATTCCAACTTTATTACCCGTGACTACTAAATCTCCACTATTGTATTGACCCATCACAATAGTGCCATCATCAAATGCCTCAAATACTGGTAAACCTGCTATATCATTTACCGACATAAGAGAACCAGTAAGAGTATCTTCAACACTAAATAATGAACCTTGAGAACCTTCTACTAAAAATGCTGGTTGAGAATCGCCAGATTGGTAAATGTGGAGTTTGCCAGTAGGCGCTGTTGTTCCTATGCCAACTTTTGCTCCTGAAACCCGAACATGCTCACTACCATCTACTTCTAAAGTGAGAAAAGAGCCTGCTGTTTCGTTGCTAGAGTCTGCTTGTATTTTTAGCGCTCCGTCTGATGCATCTATGTGAGCTAATGGAGTTCCTGCTGCGTTGTCATCTCTCAATCTTATTCTGGGGCTGGCTCCGTCTATGTGCAGTAGTTCTTGAGGGTTGTTTGTTCCTATTCCAACATTACCCGCCGTATCTATATTTAAATTTGTAGAAGCAAAAGAATTACTGAAGCCAAGTGACATTATATCAGCAGAAGCATCTAGACCTACATAGACAGTATCAGTATTATCTGATATAGATATCAAAGCATCGTTATCAGTAGATTTAAAACGCGCTATCTCGTTAGTGGTTCCTGCGTTAACAGTTAGTCTATAGTCAGGATTGTTTGTTCCTATTCCAACATATCCAGTGTTATTAATGCGCATTGCTTCTGTAACAGTATCAGCACTGCCAGGAGCAGAAATAGAAAACGTCAATATTCCTTCTTGCGTTGAAGAGTTTGAAAAAGCTTTAATTGCCGCAGAATTATTTCCGTTATTAGCAAATAATACTTGCCCACAATCATTTAAGCTTGATCTTTTTCCTTCTAATTTTATAACTGCTGCGTCGTCAGTTTTGTCATTATGAATGTGCAGTTGAGTATTTCCTGCGCTTGAGTCGTTTTCATAAATTTCTAAAAGACTTCCTGGGTTATTTGTTCCTATTCCGACCTTGCCGTCAGACACTATTCGCATCTTCGCGCTATTGCTAGTAAGAAATGCTAAATAGCCTCCTGCCTCACTTCCAGCTATCCTAGAATTTGTGCCTCCCCACTGCACGTATTGGTCATCCTCCAGTCTGATATTGTCGCCTACTCGTAATTCTCCTGTTATACTTGCATCGCCAGAAACTGATAAAGTTGCACTTGGCATTGAATTTGGAGTAGAAGGTTGCCAGTTTATTCCTACCTTGCCAGGTTTTAAATAAATAGTGTTAGATGTGCCTCCTACATCAAAACCCATAAACTGATTAGCATGACTTGCTCTTATTCTTGTGTTTTCATTGTCCCAGTGCAAAGAATATCCGTTTTTAAGGCCGATTCCTTCTCCTACCTTTAATTGACCTGTTACACTAGCGTCTCCACTAACAACAAGAGCGGAGCCTTTAGCATCCAAAGGATCACAGTTAATCCCCACGGTAGAAGTTCCAGCATCCACCTCAACAACATAGTCTATGCCGTTTACCGCGCTACCAACTAAAAAGTTTACGTCTGGATTGTCACCCACTCCTCCAATTGCAACATAATCTGCGCCAGCTTCTCGTGCATCGATTAATTGTAGCCCGCCGACTTCAAAAATCATTCTATCATCTAGCATTTGTATAAAGGTGTCAGTATCACCTCCATGTATAATTTTTTGTGCTATAGATAAGTCTCCTGTTATACTAGCATCACCGCTAACAGTAAGTAAAGCGCCAGCATGTCCACGACCTTCTCCAATTAATACTTCCCCATCATCTCCATTTATCCATAGTCTTGAATGGTCTGCTGGATTGGTATTTAAGTTTCCTCCTGCTTCTGTTGCTAAAAATAAATTGCCATTATGTACGCTAAAAATACCAGCCCTTGTATCTGATGATGGCGAGTTATAGTCATGTCTTTGAGAAAAGCCAATGCCAACTGTATCATGAAAGCCAAGGGCCGAGTTAGGCCTGTGAACCTTCATTGTCACATCGTCTTCACTAACAACCTCGAGTGCCGCCAGAGGAGTGCGTCCTGTTCCTATTATGACATCTCCATTTACTGCCAACTTTGATCCGTCAAAAGTTAAATTAGCTTCACCGTTTAAAGCGTCGCTTGATGAAAAAGTAGCAACTCTATTATCAGCGCCATTTGCAACCGCACTTACCGCACCTCCTCCGCCACCACCAGCACTAGCACTAGTCTGTGTTGTGCCATCTCCAAATACAATTCCATCGGCAAAATAACCACTGCCTTTCACGGATAAATGCCCAGACTCAGCAGCTGCACCGCCGCTAATAGTAGCGCCACCAGAAATAAATACATTATCTCTCAAACGAATACGCTGGTTGGCTGGATCAACTTCAAACTTTGACTCTCCGCCTCTTTCGTTTACCTGAAGAGTGCATTGTGGATCGGCTGTATTCATTCCTACGAACACGCCATCATTAGTGCCATGTAAAATTAATCCACGTTCTTCATTTCCGCCTTTTGCTTTTACAAAAAAGTCTAAGTCAGTTCTAAAAGCGCTACTGTTTGTTTCACACTTTATAGCGCCAACATTTGAAGGAGCTGCAGCAGTATATTTGCCTCTAAATTGTATTCTAGAAATTTGTGTATTTGGAAGAGAATTTAAATCAGAGTTTCTTGTGAGAGTTATAGCAAGAGCGTCACTAAAGTCGCTTTGCACAACTTCCAGATTAGTAGCTGCGCTTCCTGTTCCTATTCCAAAACGACCTGCAGAAATGTGATTAGCTGTGCCATCAGTATAGAATGCAATTTTTTCAACTCCCCCATCGTACATGTGGAACCGTCCGCCATCTGTAGATTTTTCTGCGATTCTTACAATATCGTTAGTATTACTATTACCTTGGATAGTAAGTGCGCTAGCAGCAGAACTTACGCTAGACGACTTGATAGTCAGCGGAGAAGTCGGTGCTAGCGTTCCAATTCCTACACTAGCGTGAGCGTGAGCATTGCCACCGACAAACAAGCCACTTCTATTAACGCGCAGTTCTCCTGTTATACTAGTATCGCCGCTTACAACAAGAGCAGAGCCTTTTGCATTAGCTGGATTAATGTTTATTCCTACCGAAGAATCGCCAGCGTCTACAGCAAAAGCGTAATCTGTACCACCAGCGCCCGCACTATTGACGAAAAAGTTTACGTCAGAAGATACAGTTGATAATCCTCCGATCGCGACATAATCTGCGCCAGCTTCTCTGGCATCGATTAACTCTACGCCACCCGCAAATAATCTAATTCTGTCTGTGTTAAACCTAACATAAGTATCAGGGTCGCTGTCATGAATTATATCTGTCCCAACATGCACATCACTAGCTACTCTCGCATCACCAGCAACTCTTAATTCTCCTGTTATGCTAGCGTCACCACTAACATTAAATGTTGCTTGCATGTTAGTGTCACTATAGTTTCCAACACCAACTTTAGCAACCGTCCCCCCACCAACAACAAAATTTCTGCCATTGTCACCTGGTCCAGTTCCTACAACCAAGCTTGTTCCTCCACTATCACTATTATAAATTCTTAAACCATCGCCACCAGTATTAGCTCTTATTACAGAATTGTTGCCCCAAGATTGAAATAAAGTTGCGGATGTGTAAACATGTAATAAATCGCTCGGAGTTGTGGTGCCTATACCAACGCGATCATTGGCTGCATCTACAACAAGAGTATCATTGTCTACTCTTAATTCTCCTGTTATACTTGCATCTCCACCGACTTGAAGTTTTGCCTCTGGACTTGTTACGCCTATTCCAACACTGCCCGCCGATCCTCCTGCGGAAGTTATAGTGAGATTAGTCGCACCTGCATCGCTTGCACCACCTAAAGAGAAATAACCATTTCGAGAATGGATGTAATTTAAAGTGGTATCATCCTCTATAAGAATGCTAGCTTTATCATCTGTGCTTTCAAATTTAGCTACAAAGTTGGTACCTGCTGAATTTACGTGCAGTGCTTGCTCAGGACTACTTGTTCCTATTCCAACATTTCCATTTTGTATGACTAATTTAGCATTCGCACCCATTTTGGTCGTGCCAATTCCTACTTTTCCAAAGTACCCGCTCAACCCACTAATGTGTGACCCAGTAGAAGAAATCGCCCCAAAAGAATCTAAAGAATCAGTCGTTGCATCTCCTAATGTAAAACTTCCACTAACTTTTAAGTCTCCACTGATAGTAGCATCACCAGAAACATATAAATCGCCGTTTCTTACGTAAGTTCCATTATCAAAAAATAAATTTAAACTATTTGCGGTTAAACTCTTTTTGTGTCCATAACTTCCAGCAACTTTGTCTGGTCGTGAAGAATCGGCTAAAACAAACGCGCCGTTGTGAGCAGCCCAACCATAACTTCCCAATGCTAAAGATTGATTTCCTTGTCCAGTAGACTCTATGCCTCCAACAATCGAGTTAACTCCAGCATTGATATTATCTTTACCACCAAGTATAATTGAACGAGCTGTTGTAGTGCCAGTAATAATATTGTCTTGGCCACCTGCAATAACAGAATAAGCTCCTTGTTGCTGGTTTCCCCCTTCAAAAATTTGGTTGCCATAACCACCGCCAATAAAATTGTAGTTACCAAATATTTGATTTTCTCTACCGCCAACTATTGCAGATGAATTTAACGCTCTATTTGCCTTTTTTACCCAATCTTGACTGTCTATATCTTCTCCATAAACAGCTGCGCTCCTCGTAACGTCAATACCAATTGTGTTTTTGTATCCACCACCGATGAAAGATGTGCTGCCAGACATTACATTAAACTGACCACCACCAATTATAGAGTTTTCAAATATAGCTTCAGGAATATCTGTGTCATTTTCTGTTTCACCAAATTGCAAAGAGCCCGAAGAGCTATCTGTGCTGTCGCCAAATATAGTATTTTTGTATCCACCAACCAATGCTTGACCATCACCAGAAACTAAGTTGCCATCACCACCAACAAGAACGTTTCTGTTTCCAGAAATGTAGTTTTCTCTACCACCTCCTAAAAATGATGCTTCACCTGGTTTTCCAACTGCTCCTAAAATTCTGTTTCCAGAACCACCAACAAGCGCTGAAAGTTCACCAGTTACTCTGTTGTTTACGCCACCAACCACAACAACGCCAGTTCCTACTGCGGTTATTCCGCTTCCGCCAACCGTGGTTACAAATGGGCCAGATTTTGTGATGGTTCCTGTGCCACCCAGTCTAAGACCCGCCTGACCTGGGACAAAGTCAAAATGACTAGCGTTTCCGCTAGCGGTAAACACTTTCTTAGCACTGTAGTTAGACGAAAAATTTTCAGCATTAAAAGCTCTAACTTTAATTGAGTATTGCCCGCCCTGTCGGGTTGAAGGAATCTGCAACTTTGGTTCAAACTCAGTTACAATTTCATTGTTAATATTTTTTGCAACTAAAGCCCCATCTGAATCGGGTAATAATTTATTATCTGCAACATAATTAGTTGTATAACCTTCATTGCCAGTAAAATATATAAATCCACTTGTAGTATTACCAGCTGGAACAACTATTTTTTGTACATTAGAAAAACTGGTTGATAAGTTATTTAAATATTTACTGTCTAAATATATAGTATGAGCTAACCACTGTATACCACCATCTCCATATGCAGAAAATATATCAAAAATATTTCTTGAATAATTTATTGGAGAAACAGGGGTCAATGTAGCCTGGTCATTAGTCGCAATATTCGCTCCAGTTCCAGTAACCATATAATTTATACCAGAAACATTTGGAGCAGTAACAGTAAAGACTGTTGACTCTTTTTCAACTTCATCATCCAAAACTATTTCATAATTATTAACGCTAAATAATCTGTCCTTTTTCCACGTCAAATATGTATTAGTAATGGTTTGGCCTTCAATATTTGTGCCAACAGTTTTAGTAGGATCAGTAACTAATCTGAATCCAGATGGAATATCTGGCGTTAATAAATTTTCTCCGACCCTAACTCCAGTAGCAAAAGAAACTGGGTCGCCAGTTCCAAATTCATCGTACGGAACAAATTTATAGTAATAACCTTTAAATGAATCTTCTTGAGTAAACAAGTCTCCATCAATTTTTATTTCGCCAAAACTACTCAAACGATTATCTGAAGCAGGAATCGTATGATTTTTTATTAAGTTGCTACTGCCTATATCATTTTTAATTGCAAAATCTTGCGTTTCGTCACGATATACAGAAACTCCATTTAAACTTATATCTTCAAACGTTTGGCCCCTGAAACTTTTTGAAGGAGGATCTATTTGAAATGATATACCGTCATCTAAATCCACTAATGAAACATTACCCAATCTTGGTTGAGGAAAATCCACCATTAAGCGCCCTGTTGACCTATTACCATAATAGTCAACAGAAACAACTTCTACTTGATATTTTCTTTCTCCATTATTATCGAATATTTGCTGATTAAGCAGTCGCGGTATAGTGAGATTAGTAGAATCTGTATATCCATACCTTCTACCAAGTCCAAACTCATTAATTTGCAAAAACGCGCCAGATCCAATACCTTTACCAGCTTGAGCAGCATCGCCGCTACCAGTTACCAGCAAAACAGTATCTTGAGTGTACCCACTACCACCAGAAACAATATCTAGATAAAATATACCAGATAAGTATCCAAGTCCACTTTCGGGCATAGAAAGAACTGAACCACTTTTATGTAGTCCTGTTCCTAACGTACGAACTCTTATGTTTGCGCCAGTTCCAGATGGAACAGTATATTCCCCGTTTACTTTGGAACCCGTAATAACAATTGTTGGATTAACATATCCAGATCCCCCAGATAATAAATCAATCTTTTGAATACTGCCATCTTGCTCAAAATTAATACCGCTATAAAACTTGCCTGTCGTATCGTAAAAATTTACTTCAAATCCCTGCAAATATCTTCCTATTAAAGCTGAGTCAGAAACTTGTAAGTTTGTGGCAGGATCTTTTACGCCCCAAGATATTGTTAAATCTTTTGTATCATATTGACCACTTGCAGAATAAATGCCTGTTGCACCCGTAGTATAATATCCATTATCTACCGCCCCAGAAAAAAGCTCGTGCGCTAAACCAGTAGAATGATCAAGAAACAAAGCTTGCGAGCTTTGTGTATGAACCTTGAATCCTGTGATCTCCCACTTTCTGCCAGTTACAGCAAAATAGTCGATTGGCGGTAAATAATAATTTCCTTCGATTGGCATTTTAGTAGTATATTAAATCCAAATTTCCATTCGAGTCTATAGAGTATACTGCAACATCTACTTCGCCCGAATAATTTCCTATGTTTACACTTACTGAAGTATCAACAACTTCAGAATTAGCATCTTTTGCATCTTTTTCTAGCACTATCTTTTTGCCAGATGAAGTTGAGCCCGAACCTTGGCCTTGTAAAGTTATTACAATTTTATATTTATCTGGAGTTACAGGTATTGGCTCCCACGATACACTTAATTCTCTTTCCAAACCTCCATTTAAAGAAGTTATTGAAATTCTGGGCACGCCGATTGGCTTGGCAGGTCTAGAATAAGTCAAAGGACTTTTTGAATAATTTATATTGAGTTTTCTGTTGATTTTGTTGTCAGACAAATCATATTTTGATTCAATATACCTAACTCCCTGAACTTCATATTCTAAATCATTTGTTTGACCAACATTAACAACCTTAAATGTGTCTTCTTGAATTTTGACGTCGGTACCTTTTTGATTTAATATAAAAATTGATCCAATATTAATTTTTCCAAAATCATCTAAGGAACTACCATTTACTTCCTCTAACTCCACTATTCTATTTTCATGCGGTACAATAGATTTGTCTGCGGTAATACTTTTTATTTTAAATTCTTCTACTTGCGATTTTCGTATATTTGATATTTCTTCATCAGTCACAGTTTTTTGCTTAATCGAGCCTTCATCTGTGATGGTAATTTTATCTACCTTTCTGTTCAAAGCGTCAGAAAATTCAAAATCTTGTATAATTGTGATAAAAATACTTTCGCCAACATAATCTTCTGACAAGTTTAAGTCAACTTTTATTTTCTGTTCTCCAGAAACAAAATCAACAACTCTTCCGCCAAACCTTTTCTGGGTCCTAGTCTTGTCTATTACCTTAAATACATCTCCAGGCCTTAAATACGCGCATTCTTTGCCTCCAGAAAATTCTACAGTTTCTGTTTCGTACTGAGCTGAAAATAAAAACCAACGACCTAGTCTTCGCGCTTGAGATCTTGAAGCGCAGCCAAATGCTACTAAATCTTTTTCTATAATACCATATTTAACAATTCCATCTGGGTCTTCAACATATTCTATTTTAGGTTTATAATTTTCATATTTATCTACATATCTTACAATGCATGTTGTGAACCTATCAGATCTAGATGAACCAGAATAACTAAAATTACCATCTTTAACGTTTGCGTTTGTAAAGTTTAATATTGCATCACGTTTTTTATCAAAATGTGCGAATATTTTACCGTTCGCAAAATATGTGATACCTCTAAATATAGAAGCTACGTCATTTAATATTTTATACGCATCTACTTGAGTAGTAATATATAGATTAGCAGAAAACCTTGGCTCAAGAATATCAAAGTTTCCATAAAATTCTGTTGCCGCAAGACCAGAAGCAGAAGTGCTATTTATTTTCTGCCTAACGTCAAAATTTTGAGTAATCAAAGAATTTTTATTTGCAGGATCGTCCATAAATTGCAATATTAACTGAGTATCTGTTGCATTCTTTTCAAAAAAGTTTGCATTAACATTTTGTTTTTTAGACCTCAACAAATCAGATATTCCTGGTTGTATTCTTAAGCACTCTTCTGGAGAAATTAGTTTATGCAATTCTATTATTGCCGAACCAGCAGAATTTTCATCACTTCCTCTGTAGCTTCTTAATTTATTTGGATTAGAAGTAGAATATCTTTCATTTGTTTGTACAAGCGCCGAACTACCACTACCAGTTTTTTCTCTTGAATACTTTCTTAAATATTTTATTCTTCTATGAACGGGTTCTTTTTCATCATTTAAATCGTACAGTGCTATTGTTGAATACTCTGGAAATTCTTTTTCAAATTCCGCTTGATTTAAGAATCCATCAATTTGTATCCTAGAGCTGCCATGTTTTGGATTGCTACTTACCGTAAATTTTTTAGGCTTGTATTTTGGATCTAAACCAGTTTTAACTTTTTCATCACAATATTTAGCTATTTCATATAAATTCCATTTATCAATAGATTCGGCATTCAAACCAAATTTGCCCATGCCATACCTTTTGTTTGTCACTAAATCGTAAAATATCCACGCAGGGTTATCGGTCCACTGTAGTTCAGCAGAGTCAAATTCTGCATTTTCATCAAATCTAAATGATTCATCAACTATTGCTTCTGCAAAATCAAATATGTCTGTAGAATTATTATCTCTGTCGTCGCCTTTTATATAAAATTGTGTTGTAAAATCGTTTTTTATTAAATCTCTTAAATTATCTGGATTAACGCCAGTGCCTCCTCTTGGATGCGCTTTGGTATTAAATGATTCTATGTATTTTGCTTTTTTGGAAACTACAATTTCATCCATATAACCATTAAAACTCGTAGCATAAACTTTATTATCTTTTGACACATATGGAGTTTTTGTGCCACCGATTTGTATTTCTCCTCTAGTTGCATTTTCTCCCGACAAATATTTAAAGCCAAAAATAGGCCTTTTATCAATAGTAATTGAAGCTTCTCTAGTTCCGTCAACGAACATGTACATATCATCTCCGTTTCTTACAACCGCAATATGATGCCAAGCATCGTCGGCAATATTTGTAGTGCTCGTTATATCAGCTTGTAGTTGCAGTTTAAGATCAGAAAATTCTGGAACCAGATTCGACGTAGTTCCCGAGCTGCTATTAAAAGTTTGAAAACTAATACCTCCAACAGGACTAAATGCTCGAAACCTAACTTTTCCTAAATCAGTAAAATCAGGATCAGAACTATTCTTAGTTCCTACCTCAATTCTCCAGGAGCCGCCAAAAAGATTAGCAAAAGTACTGTGAACACTATCTCTTTGCAATTCTTTTTGAATTTGATCTGATATTACAGTCATTTCGGCTAGACCAGGGATTCCACCATTTCCATCCCAATTAATTGAACTATTTTCTTCTGAAGCAATTAGCACCTTAGGCACCCCCTCTACGCCACTAGAAGAGTCGACGCCGCTACTTGCAACTTTTAAATTATAAACGTTTTGAACTTGCGCAGCACTAGCTTTTACATAAAACTCAATAGTAAAGTTAACTCCATCAAAAGTACCGAGAGGCGCCTCGGGCGTCACTGAAAGATCTCCACGAGTTGTTGGATTAGAAACTGTTGAAAAGCTATCCCTAACTAATAAAACTTTTCCAGTTTCTGCGTCTGTGCCAAAAGTGTCTGAGCTTGGAAAAAATATTGAGCCGCTTCCAAACTTTTTAGTCCCAGTTTTTACTTTGACAGATCCATCTGAGTTGATAACGGTTTTTGCTTCTCTGAGTTTATAAGAAGATAAAGATGCTCCAGTCAATTCATTTCCAGTTAAAGAAGATGTATTGATAACATCTTTAGTTTTAAACTTGCCATTCCAATTACCAACATACTCTTTTGTATCAGGTAAATAATTAGAAGGCACTTTCATTTTTAAAAGTTTTAATAAATACTTTCTATCTGGAACATTCGCAAATGCTCTAGAATCAAGAGTGGTGCCAATGATTGCAGAATCTGGATAGTATAATTTACAAGATACTGTTTCTACAATTGAATGCAAGCTTGATGCTGCCATAATCGAATCTTTTCCGCCTCTAAACTCTTCATCGGGATCTATTCTTGAAATTCTTATTACTCTTTTTTTACCTTTTGGATTTGGAGGTAGGTGGATTTTAGTCTCAAATAGATAATCGCTGGTCGCAAGTCCAGAAACTTTTCTAATAAAATAACCACCAGTATCATTTTCTATTAATTCGTGGGGAACGTAACCGCGGACAGTATTATAAAATTGACCATTGATAGCAAATTTTGCACCATCAGCGGCTCCTTCTGCGTTTTCTGCCATCTCAGGAGTAACCTCTAGTATTGGCGGCTGATTAATTGAAGGTTCTCCTTCGTTATTAACATAAATTAAAAAACTAAGATCTGCTGGTTTAGTTTTCGTAGTTCTTTTTCCTACAACATTTTTACTTAAAGCCTGGACGTTAATCACGATCGAAACAATATCTACATTTGTATCAGTAATTGTGTGCACTACTGGATGCATATGCCTCTCCAGCTTTTTAAACTTTTCATGTAATGCAACTTTTTGCTCTGTAAAAACTTTTACGATACCCGCTACACCTTTTGCATCTTGTAATTCTATTGCTACTCCAGCGGCTTTTAATATGTCATCAAACTTTCCATCTTTGCCCATTTGTATATTAAAATGATCTCCCTCATATGCATTTGGGCCTAGTTCCCTAGAATATGTTGATACTGGAGCTAGCTCGTTTGGCAAAGTTGTTTTAGGCACATCACTATTTGCAGGAAAAAGTTGAGAGTTGTAGAAAATAGTTTTACCGTGACTTTTATAAGAATTTGGAAAAGGATCCTGCCTGGTTATTCCTTCTCTAAAATCAGCATCAAAGACCCTAAAGTTAAACGTATTATCTCTTTCATTTAATACTGGAGTATCATTTAAAAATATTGATTTTAAATACTGTAAATTCTGTGAGCGCAATGCAGAAAAAAATCTGATAGTATTTCCAGCTTTGTCAGAAAAACCTTCGATTGGACCTTCACAAATTAAATCAACTATTTTTGACAAGCTTGCAGATTCAAAATACTGATCTTCACCTTTTTTGTTAGCCTTACTGACAAAGGGAGTTTCTTTTCTTATCGCGGTATCGAGTTTCCAATCATAATAAGGATAAGTATAAGAATCATAGGTTCCACCATGTATTCCTAATACGGCATTAAACTTTTTACCTAAACCTACATTAGTAGCCATAAATTATCCTCCTGCTCCTCCGCCAGAATCTTGATCTAGAGAAAATACTCCTGCTGGATCTGTATTTTCTAAGTAAACTTTTGTGTCTCCCAAGTTTTCTTGATACTTGGACACATTGCCTAAATTCTTAAAAAACCTAACGTGAGATTGTGAAGAACTGACATCACTAGTCGTATCGACTCTATGTCTATCAATATGTTCCATTGTGGCACTAGCAACCACAGAACCAACCAAAAGCCTTCCATAACCTAAAGGTACTGGAACTCCTTGTTGCGCTACGTTTTCTCCGCCAGAAAATAAAAATGATTTACTTTGCTTTTCTTCTTCTGGTTTTGGCGGTTTAAAAAGAGCTCGCATAATAAATCCAGTTGCAAGACTAACAATTAACGGAACAACAAAAGCTTGTAAAGCTCCTTCTGCATTCGGTATTATATGAAATTCTTTACATTTTTTTGGTAAAGGCACAATTAACTCTTCTTTGGATTGTATTGTATGTTCTTCGTTGTCAAGAAGAAAAGAAAAAGTTTTGTTTTCTTGAAGATTATCTAATAAATAGTCGAAAAAGCCTCCAACATTTGCATCAATTGCTCTCAACGCTTCTGTTATTGAATCCACCTCGAGTAGCCATTTTTCTCCAAACATTTTACCAATTTTTCCATGTAAATGTATAGTTTTCATCCTTAGACCGTTAAGTATTATTACACTATTTATTTGCTATTCTATATACACTATGTATTTTTTTTAAAAAAACATCATCAAGCATTCTTTTTGAAGACAAAGTGCCTTGCTGATGATGCATAAACTGATTATCATCTAACATTATTCCAAAATGAGATATAGATGCATTTTCGGCAAAAAATATTAAAAGATCGTTCGTTTGAGCCAAATTGTTAGATATTCTTTGTATGTCATTTTTTTTAAAAAAATTTTTAAATTTATCTAGAACGCTTGAGTCATATTGATATTCGCTTGACCTTTTTAAGTAAAAATTAAAGTCACAATGATTTAAAAGGCCAATTGAAATATAATAATCATATACAAACTTCCAACAATTTTGAAAATGTTCTATATAGTCACGTCCAATTAATGGCGGCAATGAATATGTTGTGGGAAAAAATATGTTAAAATTGTCTGTTTCTAATGCGTATAAGCAAATAGGAATGCACAACTCTTCAGATTGATCAATATCTTTTTGAGAGAATATGGCGTCACCAACTGGGTGAGAATGATATAAACAGACTATATCATACTTTTTCTTTACTTCTAAAAATTTATAAGGACAAATTTTAAATCCCTCTTTTGGATAATCATATATGTTTTCGCAAGGTATTATTATTAACTGTTTTAAATTGTCTAAAACAATAAATCCACAACATTCTTTTTCTGGTTCAATTTTAGCATGAGTAATTAGAAGAGTTTCTATTTTTTTATCCATAAGGAAATCTCTCTACTCCAGGAAAACCTCCATATGGCAAACCTTTATTTGTATTCGCAAATCTTAGTAAACATCCGCTAAGATTTTTTGAGCATTGGTCTTGAACCCAGTTATCTGTATCATATCTTGGATCTTTGCCCGAAACATTAAAAAATGTTAAAGCGGTACCTTCAAATTCTGTTGCCATTTTACCAGTAGGCTTCGCAACAAAATACAATTTAACTTCGTCTGATTCAGTGCTTTGAATTGTTACATAGTCGCCACTGGCATAGATTCCAGTTCTGTCGTATGAGCCAGAGTTTGCAAATGGCGAGCTAAGATTTTCTTGCCATGTCGCGTTTCCGTCTGTCGAGAATCCATATACTTCTCCTAAAAATTTATTATTGTCTGCATCTGCAACTGGTTGACCAAGAATATTTCCATCGGTTGGCAATAGCCAAGTTGACTTTGGGTGCACATCTTTATTTCCATAATGACAGCCATTTCCTCTATAAATCCACGGACAGTAATTCGCATAAACAGTACGAGCTGGCAATTTTACAGTCTCAAGCTCTAATTCGGAAACAAGCTCAAACTCTATAGCGTTTTTATCTTCAAGTATCTTTTTGTTAATAAAATACTTTTCATCTGGAAATTTAACAGTTTCATCTGGAGTGCCATATGGATTAATATTGTCAACAAAATTTGTTTCATCTAAATATTTTAAGAAGGTTCTTATTCTTTTTACTTTTAGTCCAACAAAATCGTCCTTTCCGTTTATAATACTAGAAATAAATCCATCAGTATTTGCTAATACCATTTTTGGCCGAGGTAAACTTCCGTCTCCCTTAATTTCAAAATCTTCAACTTCTACAGAATAAGCTTGGTATGTTTCACTATTAAAAACAATATCTCCTTGAATAACTTTCCCAGCATGAAATCTATAAATTTGTCCGCCATACTTTGCGGTATCTATTTCAAAAAGTTCAATTATTGCAGATCCTTCTAAAGACTGTATCTGTTCATTAAACTTAATCGTATCGATTTGCTCGAATGTATCGATGTGAGAATATTGATTTGATTGAGTTTCTTCTGCCATCTTTTATTTTATTTAAATTAGTTTGATAAATCCAGCGTAAGATTCATTTTTTCCTCTTAAACCAAAATCAGCTATTTTGACCTTTTGTACCGCATCTCCCGCAGCAGAACCATCTGCGTCAAGTATTTTTAAAATATAATATCTAAATGATCCTTTATTTTCTTCGGGTATCTGAAAATATCTTATTGCCCCAGGAACTGAAACGTAAGAATTGTGCAGTGCTCCTTCTACCTCAATTAAGCTTTTTTGTTGTTCTTTATTTTCAGTATAATCTGCATCATAAACTTTTGAATTTGTTGGCACTATTCTAGCTTTTGGCATAAAATTATGATGAACCTTAGTGTGCAAAAGTGTCATGTCTGAATCTCCGTTCAAGCCGTCTGGAGCGCCATTGTATCCATATAGCTGCCACCTCGTTGGCGCAAAAACTGTTCCGAAAACTGATTCAGTGGAGTTGCTGGCATAATGTGACTCAGAAGCTCCAGCGCTAGCAATGTGATAACACTCAGCCTGCTGTGCATTTCCATTACCAAAATCATATACTAAATAATATGGAAAAGCCCCTTGATCCATTAAAACGTAATCATTAAAAGATCCGTTGATTTCTTGGTTGAAAGCTTTCCATGCGGGATAGCTTCCATTAACAGCATTGCTTTGATTTGGAGTTGTTCTTGTGACAGAGGTAAAATCCATTTTATCAGAGCCGTTACTTTTTAGTCCTGAAATTAATCCTACAACTTTATTTTGACCAGAAGCAGTTGCTATTGCAGTTGCACTGGTAAATTTAGGAGTTAAGTATGATCCATAACCTATTTTGTTTCTATATAATTCTGAATTTTTGGCTTCAAGTTCATGTTTTCCATCTTGACCGCTACAAGGAATATTATCTGTAGGATAAAAGTCTAAGATTGCTCCATTTGTATTTATACATAATCCTCCAGTTCCACCAAATCCAAAACTTCTAGGCTCTGGTCCGTAAGTCGAGCTTATATATCTTTCTGTGTAATTTTGCACGGGATGCTCACCATTGAATCCGTCTTGACCAAAGCCTCCACCGAAACCTCCATAACCTCCAGCATTTCTCAATGATTCTTGTTCATCAGGAAAACTAACTTTTAAACCGCTTGGATTTTGCAGAGCATAGTTGCCTCTGCCCATGACTGGCGCAGCAAGAAACATAGATGTTGCACCATTACCGCCTCTGGCTTCACCAATTTGTTCTCCAGTGCTAAGAGGAAAAGTTATTTCAGATGACTCGCCATTTTTTGAGCTTGTTAAAACCTCAAATGTCCTGCTGCTAAACGCTCTAACTTTTGACACAAACTGTGCACAACCTTTACCTCCATCTGCTGGAGAAGGAGAAATAATTCCAGCATCGCCTCCTTCAGACGTTGATAAATTAAACCCAGCGCCACCTCCACCACCGCCACCTGGTCTCACTTCATAATAAAACTGATCTTCTTTATTGTCTTTAGGATCATCTTTATCTGGCGTAGCAGGAACTATTTTAGCTTGTAAAGCTGGATGTGGTTTTGTGAAAGCTAGGTGATGAGTTTTTAAATCTGATTTATATGGCAAAAGTGTTTCCCTGACCCCTCTGTCTCTTGAAGATAAAGTCTTTGTATTTGGATCAAAAGTGATTATTTCTCTTGGGATCTGAAGCGCAGTAATATTTGAAACTCTTGTACCTCCAGCACCACCGCCACCGCCTCCACCTCCGATAAATCCTTTGCATTCTAACCTAATACTAGAAGAAGCGTAATCAGAACTAATCTCAAAAGCTGTACCACCATTTCCTCCGTCATTTGGCGTAGATCCAACTGAGTAGTTTCCATCCATTTTGCCTTTTAAGTACCTTAATGAAATTGGTCCAACTCCAGCGAGTTCTGGCAACGAGCAAAACCTAACTTCTTTTGACGACAAAGTCGACCTTTGTGAAGAGGTTACAGTGTACGCTATTGGACATTCTTTTTTGTCTCCAATTGCTCCTCCGTAAGATCTCACAGAAAAAGCGTTTGCACCTTTGCCTCCAGCACCAATTATTTGTGTTGTTTTTGGAATATATAATTCTATAGGAACTGGGTCCAATCCTCCTCCTCCACCGTATGTACTCGTAAATTTTGTTCCAGTATCCAAAGCGGGCAAGCTGGTATTTGCTGAAAATATGTACATCTCCTCATCAAATTTAAACTCAATTTTTGAAAATGCATTAACTGTTATATTTGAGTTTAACGCGTTCAATCTGTTGATTTCATTTTGAGCGATTGTTTTTAGGTTTACATTTTTAAAACCAATATTTGATTCTGCGAAACTTTTTGCCGACTCTTTGTCCACTCTTACTGTTAAAGATGTTTTAGCAACTGTTGCGCTTGCATGTACAAATTCAGTGGCTTCAACTTTTCTCAAATTTCCTCCGTTAACATTTCCGCCAATCAAGTCTATATTTTGTGTTCTGATTCTAAAATGATGCGCTTGACCAGGAACACATGGATAACTAAAAACTGTTGTTCCTGTTGGCTCATCGATAAGAACGCCTGTTGCGGTTTCGCCAGCTGGTAAAGATGAAGCGGGAGCAACACCAGAAACTTCTAATAAAATTCCTGTCGCCGTTAATGGTTCACTATATGTCCATTGACCAGTTAATAAAATGTCATCTTCATTAGCTTTGACATCAAACGATGCAATCGGCCCAGGAGGCACAGCTTCCGCATTTCCAGTTAAATCTATTTTTATAGTTCCACTCGGGTCTGCAAAGTTATATTGATCAGTGCTTGTAACTGTAAGTTGTGATGGCCTATTATGCGGCCCAGTATACCCAGCTCCACCATGCCCAGAAAAATAATAAAAATAACCTTCTGTAGACAAATCATCTGTAAACCAAGAATTTTGTGCTCCAGATTTTCCAGTCGTAGCAAACTCTATTTCAAAAAATCCACTTTCTTTTTGGCCAAGTTCAAAAATCGCACTTGCATGGCTATTGAGCTTGAATCTAGAATCTGTATTATCTTTAAATTTGTAAACTCCAGACCTTGCATGCTCTCCAGACAAATTTAAAGTTGATATAATTTTTTGATCGCCACTATTATACAAATACATGCCAGTCCCACTTTTAAAACCAGTCATAAAAATGCCGTAATCTACTTCGAAGACTGAGCCAGCAGTTCCAATTTGCTTTTCATAAGGAGCTATTACTCTACCTCCTTCATCTAAAATAAATGTTCTAAAATTTCTTGGAGTCTTATTTAAGTCTAGGGGCATTTCTTCAAACGCTGCAGACAAACTTCTATTATCATTAAAAACATAACTGTCAGACCAACCTTGGCAAACAAATATTTTATTTGCTTGTTCGTACGGATGTGGCGGAGAAAATTTAAAACTTTCGTATCCTTTTTTATTTATTAAAAAATGACTAATTGCTTTTGCCTCATGTTCGCTCTTTCCTTGAAATTCTAAATTTATGTCAAGCAAATTTGTATTAATACCATCATTCCATCTTTCAACATAATTTCTGTTTAATTCACTTTTTAGTAATCGCGGCTTTTGTGGAATATTAAAAGATGTTGGTTTGAAATAAAATGTATCGTTAGTCCATAAAGTGCTTGCGCCAGTTGGCCCATTAGCAGCAGTAGCGATACCAGATCCTTTGCCAGTGTGATAATAAAATCCACTAAAGTTTGAAATATTGTGTCCACTAAAATAAACAATATCATAAGTACCATATGTTGCTCCCGCTGCCCAAAAACCTGAAGTGTTATCTAAATTTATTTCTTTGTTTTTCCAATTTGTTAACGAGTCTTCGCTTTTATCAAACAATGCGCTAATATTATGTACATTAGTAAATACTTGATTATGATCAAACTCTTCGCAATAATATTTGCCTGTTTGATTATAAGGTCTAAAAGGTGTAAAGTTAAAACCTGTTAATATTAAGTCTCCTTGATATTCTGTATGTAAATTTGGATAAGCTCCAGCAGTCCCAGACGCAGCACCAGTATAACCTTCTTCGAACCTGTGTCCTAAGAAATGTAAAATTGCTTTTGCTTCTTTTGTTGTTCGCCCTTGAAAACTTAGGTTATATTTTACTTTTAGATTGTTATGCGATTTAGGTAGTAATGTGTAATAGCCGTCTCCAAAAGTGTGTTTATTATTTTCCGCGCTAAAAGAAACGCTGGAGTTATAAGAGGGCGTGCTTGGAAAACTTCTTGTCCATTTAGTGTTTGTTCCTGTGGGTGACAAGCTTGTGTTTGACGCGGAGCTGTTATCTGCAGTTGCATAATAGTAGCCAGACTCAAAAGGATTACAGCCCGTGACACTATGGCCAGAAAAAAATACAACATCAAACTTTTTATAAGATTGAGTTGGACTCCATCCAGATATATCAAAATCTACCTTCATTACTGAAAAACTTGCCTAACCGATATTACACCATTTAAATAGTTTTGCGCAGAAACTGTAAGATTTTGGCTTACAATCTGGCCACTGCATCTTAACTTTTCCAAAGTATGATTTGAATTCATGTCTAGCATATGGCAAGTAATTTCCGCATGATTTCCAGAGACAGCTAGTACGTCTCCAATATTGTCTCCACGTATGGTCATGTTTACTTCAACTCCTTGTTTTGTTACTCTTGTAGGAGTTGTTTCTCCTGCTAAATATATTGGCATTCTTTGTGCAGATACAGAATAAGAAACAGATAATGTATTGTTAATGTTTGATGGCGTACCTACAACAAAAGATCTGATACCGTGCGCATATTTGTTTGTCCAATTGCTTAAACTTGTTGGATTGCTAAAATTAGAAGATATGTTACTTGTTAATGCGCTGTAAAAGTCCATATTAGAAGATATCATTACTGGTGAATATGGTTCTACATCTAAACTAAATGATGTTGTGTAAGCATCGGAAAATCCCAATCCGCCAAAGCTTCCGTTGCGTGTATCGGCTTCATTAATTCCAGTGATATCAAGATATGTTGGTAATGCTCCAGTCATATAATATTCAAATGACATTTGACCCTTCAGACCATTTGTCGGCGCATACCTTTCTATTTCTCCATATATGTTTCTTGATTCTGATAATGAAGCTTCAACATTAATAGATGCCGTATCAGCAAAGATATCGTCATTACCTACTTTTACTAAAACATCTTCGTATTTTAAAAATGCCATTATCGTTTATTAGAATATTTTTTGTAAGTTAAGTTAACTGTTATTGCGCCGCCTACATCAGAACTAAAACTTTCAGATATTAATCTAGATTTTGACAAATCAAACTTTATAATCTCACTGCCAGAATCGTCATTAATTGTTATGTCAACGGGGTGAACATGTATGCCTGTTAATGCTCCATATAAATTCTTTGTTTCATAATCATCAATTTCAAGTGTGAAATTTGTTGTAGATTCTACTGGGTAAATTAAATCGACTTGTGCTGGCATTTTCCATTTAACATCATCACCAAGAATATCTGCGGTTGCAGCTGTTGGTAAAGCATAAATTGGCTCTCGCGGCAATTCAACCGTGTGACTAAACGAAGTAATTCTATTTGTGCTTGATCCGTCACATGTTAAAACTATGCCACCTTGATCTGGTACACGTATCGTGGGATTATCTGCTGCCGCTGCACCACCATTATATCTAGCATCAATACCTGGGCCTAAATCTCCAAATACAGATATAGAAGCTTGCACAGATGGAACTTCTCCAATGCCACAAGATATGCTGTAACTATTAAGGTATCCACTATGAAAACCAAATGAACCACTTAAATTATTTTCAAGTGTTCCTCCTATGTTTGGTTTTTCATAAAATATTGTTCCACTAAAAGCATAAGTTGGCCCATCTCCTGTTAAGTTTAAAAATGGATCTTCGCTTATCAATGCGCGACTAACAGTAAAGTTGCCTTGCATTGGCTGCGATATTAATCCAGTAACATATCCAAAACCAATAAAGTTTACATTTTTTTCTGTAACACCATAATTACCTTCAACACTTTGAACACCAGAGATACCAGTGCCATTTATAAATATTGATTGGTTATATGATAGTGAAGCGTTTTTCATTATGGTTTAGCGTATGGATCTCTTAATTTACCACCAACACGTTTTTCACTTTCAATAACTTGAAGAACTGCGTGTCTTATTTTGCGACCTAAGTCACGGCCGTTGGATTGACGATCATTATTTGTGCCCGATGCATCTTCGCTGATCGTTGGGCCTGTTGCACCCATATTGACTGCGATGTTAACAGTGTTGTTGTTTGTTGAACTTGATGCGTCAGAAGATTTTGCAGAACCCTCTTGTGGAACAAATTTTTGGTTTCCGACCATTCCGCCAGACTGAAAGCGGTTCATGCTGTTTAGCATGTTACTTCCATATTTTCTTACTGCTCCAGCGTTGACTACAAACTCTCCACCAGTTAGCATTGCGGGTATATTATCGATTGAGCCGCCACGTTGCTTTTTAGGCATGAAGATATCTGGATATTGTTGACGAAATAGCTTGTCATTTGCATCCTTTATATTAAGGCCGCGCATTTGTCTTGTAGGATCAAATAAAGGCTCATCTGTGCTGAGATACTCGAATACGGTATCATCAACTTGTTTTTCTATTGCTTGCTCAAATTTTTGGTGAATACCCAACCCACCAAGACCTCTGTGTTCTGGCAGCGGAATTACACCATATTTTCCGCCTACGCTTAATGCCTCATTATACATATGCTGAGCCATGGCCGCTCTGTCACCAGGTTTTATTCCTGCTTTGCGAAATGTATTCATTAAAGCTCCAGCTCTGCCTCCGTGCGCGTCGGATTGAGCAACCGCTTTGTTCATAGACATACCTGACGCCAAGTTCTTACCGAGCTGAAAGTGTTGATCACTCATCCGAATTGCTCTGTTAGCTGATGCTGTGCCAGTAAATCTTGGAGCCATTGGTGTCCCTTGCCTTCCGCCAAACGGAGTTAAAGAAAGTGGGCCAGGAACCATGTTAAATCCTGGAGCAGGAAGATCTGCTGCGCCTGGAGATTGATCTCCATGTCCGTAACCAGCAGCTGTGTCAATTAAGCTTTGATCTGGAGTAAACTTTTTCTTAAACAAATTTCCACTCATTAAAGCACTCAAACCTACGTTGATTCCTGTACTTACAACTGTTGATACAAGTTGATCTCTTTCTGCTTGTTTTTGGAATTGTTTTTGAATGTCTTTTTGTCGTTCTTGTCTTAAAAATCCACGAGTAGCTTGTAATGTAGGATCGTTTGCATGAGCTAACGAACTTAAATTTGGATTAAATATTCCTAAATTTAGTCCAATACCACCGCCGCCAGCTGCAGATCCTCCACCGCTTGGTCCAAACGATGCATGGCCAAATTTATCCAAAGCTTTTTTTCTGTGCTTTGAAGGTACTCCGCCAAAAACTCCACCGTTTTGAAATCTTGGAAACATACCAAAATTAATTGAATCAAGGGCGCCTGGTCCGCCCATGGCTTTTACTGCATTTCTGTTAAGAACATATTCGCCGTCTTCGAGCATTGCTGGATTTTTGTCGCCTGTTCGACTGCCAGAAATGTACATACCTCTTTGCCCTTTATCTGGCGTACCAATTCCAAAAAAGTTGCCCAGTTTTCCGCCTACAAAATCAGCAACTTGTCCTGAAGCTTGTTGATTAATTGATCCTAAAGTTCCCATCAACAAATTCATTCCGATTTTACTTGCACTCATTGATGGATCGGCAATACTTTGCAGCGCGCTTTGTAGTGAATTTTTGAATCCTTCGATTCCTGCAATCAATGGGCCGTTTTTACTCATTAGATCGGCCATCTTCTTTTGAGCTTTGATAAAATCTTCTTGAGCGTTGGCGTTAATTTCTAATAGTTTAGCAGAATTTTTTAAATTTTCGGCAAATTCTTGAAGCTTTTTTCTTGAGTCATCCATGATGTCTAACTCTGAACCTTCAAATTCAACCTTGCCTGCTCCAAACTTTAATTTATCAGTTGCTGCAACCGCGGCACCAATATCTCCGCCTGCTAATGCGCTCGATAAAGTTTGCATTAGTTTTTGGTTTTGAGGGGTTGCGCTTAGGGGTAACGCTCCAAACCGACCTGCGAAGTCAGAAGCCAAATTTCTTTGGTCTAGATTTTTTTGCAAATTAGCTTCGTTCATTTGATCTAAAAACGCTTCCCTTGCGGTTGCCCTTGCTCCTCCAAATCTACCAACTAAGTCAAGCCGAGCTTGTTGTGAAATGCCTCTCACCCTTGCGGCACCAGCTTCTCGAGCTTGAAATTGAGTATTTCCTGTTCTTGATCTTAGCAAATTTAATCTCATGGCATCAAACTCAGGCTGAAGATTTATACCCTCGGGGCCACCGAGAGGGCCAGGTCCACTAGGCCCAGCAGTGTTAAGTTCACGCATAAGACGTCCTAATTTACTATCCCCAAGTAAACCTTGATTCCTTAGATCGCCCTGTCCGATATTTTCCTTAAATTCATTAGCTTGAGTGAAGCCGATGCCCATACTTTCAAGAAAATTTAAATCTCTGATATTACCTCCACTTAATAAGAGAGCGTTTATTTTCTGTTGATCCTCTCTTGACAAACTAGAGAGGTCCGAAGCAACACCTCTTAGTTGCTCATCGGTCATGGTATCTCTGTTGTCTATTAAGCTGTGAAGCGCTAAGCCTGCGCGTTTTCTTGTTACATTGTCAGAAATTCTTGAAGCTTCTTGGGTTTGAATTTCTCCCATTGTTCTGACACCTTTAGAGAAACCTCCTGATTGTTCCGCTTCATTAAAAGCTTTTGTCAATTTAGATTTTAAAGTTGGATCTTTAATATCTTTTAAAGCATCTCTGCCCTTTTGTAACGCACCTTTAAATTGTGATGGATTTGATCTAGATTCGCTTGCGGCTATCAAAGCTTGACGAGCTGTGTCGCCTAACGTTTGATCATTTTGTCTTTGAATCATAGTTGACTCTAACAACAAACCTCTTTCGTCTAGACTTAAATTGCCTTGTCCACCTGCGCTATGCCCAGCCAAGTATGCAGCGCCAGTACCCGCTAAAACTAAGCCGCCTTTGACAAGCGCAGAATGTGGAGTTATTGGCGGTGTCGCTGCGGCTGCAAGGGTTAACGCGGTTGCCGCATTTTTAGCAAAGCCCACTCCTCTTGACTCTCTGCCAGCTTCTACTCTTTGCCGCTCAGTCATATTAATCCGTGCCTCAGGAGACGGAGGAGGAAAAAATCCTTGAGCCATTTCGCCCAACATCATAGTTGTGAACACAGGACCCATCGCTCGTTCTCCAGCACCTTTTAATCCAGTACTAAATCTTGCTGCAGTATCAGATATTTTTCTAAAACGACTTCTAGGATCAACTGCAGGAGCTGGGGTACCAGCTGTTCTTCCAAATGCTCCAGTTCCTGTTGGTCTGCTAGATTTTTCTACAGCTTTGACTGTTGCAGCGCCAACTGAATCTCCTAGTTTTTTGCTAGCTTTATCGTCTATACCAGTAATTCGAACGTCTTTACCTTCGCGCATAATATAATCTGTAACATCATCAGCAAATGTCGCACCAGCACCTCTTCTAGGTATTACGGCACCACTTCTACGCAAAGCAAAGTTTGGTAAATTCGCAGTTCTTAAATCTTCTCCTCTGTGCATTCTTCGTGCATCTGCAAAGTTATTTTGTCCAATCGTGGGAGAAATAACTCCAAAGCCGCCAGGATTAAATGGACTTCTTAATGCTGTGTTTTGTACGACTTTTGTTTTGACGCTAGATGGAGAAATTCCTAGCATACCACCGACTTGCATTTTTTCTCTTCTTACTGCATCTCCTATTGGAGAAAAGTTAGGGAATAATGGTGTGGCAAATTTTCTAAAAGCTCCTCTAAAAGCTGCGCCCTTTAATCCACCAAACATTCCGTGTTCTTTAGTGCCTGGCTTCATTTGTCCAAATGGCCCTGTTCCACCCATCATTTGATCATCTAAAAAGCTTCTCAAACCCTTACCACCTTTGATAGCACTGCCTGATACTGGATCTTTTGTATTACCTAAGAAATCATAAACTTTTTGATTTGACCTAATATGTTTACTTATCATGGACATAGAGTTTTCTCTTGACATAGTAGCTTTTACTTCCACTGGTTTACCAGATCTGTCTACTGAGTCAATTATATAATTTTTATGATCAAAACCTGTAAGCCCATATTTTCTCATTAAAGCTTGCTCTACAGCACCTCTTTGATAGTGACTTCTAAGGGCTGCTGCTTGTCTAGATTCAGAGGTAACACTGCTACCTGTGGTTGGAAGATGTTTATTTACAGCATTATTAAATGCCCCGACTGGATCTTTAGCAAAAGCCTCTGTTCTCATATTTGCCAATCCGTCTTTGTAAATTTTAGACATCATCTCATCGTTTACTGCAGGAATCGGACTCTTTTGGCTATAAACATCCTTATAAAAACTTTGCGCTGAGTCGGGCGTAGCAAAACCTGACCTATGAGAACCTAATCCTGCAGATATATGCGTAACATTATTAGCTTTAAAAAAGGCGCTTAACTCTTCCCCTAAGCGCGGCATTTTCTTTTTACCCTTTCTAATAGCTTTTGACAAAAAAGCGTTAACGCTGTGCTTACCTGAAAACTCGCCACCAGCACTAACTCCACCCATTAATTGTCCAACATTAAAAACCTTGTTACCTTTTGCGTCAGTCTCAAAATGCTGAAAATTAGGCACTCCAGTAGTTGGTGCAAATGAAGGTGCTCCGCGTCTACCTCTTCCTTTTGTTATAAAGCCTGCAGCGCTAACTCCAAAGCCGCCTGCATATGCGCCTGCTGCCATTCTTGCACTTGCCGCTGCAGCTTTTTCTCGAAGCACAACTTCTTGCGCTAAAAATCTATTTACTATTGCAGCTTGTCTTGCAGTATTTCCTTCTGCTGCTGCGATTTGCTGTTGAAACTTTACGTTTGTGGCGAGTAGCTGGCCAATGCCTTGTTGAAGTGCAGCTTGTTGTTTTGATGCATTGTTCAGTCCTAATAAGTTTTTTAAACTTTTAACACCAAATACACTTAAGTCTTTGAATAATTTCAAAAACACGCCGCCGATAACAATTAAACCTGGACCTGTTAAAACTCCTCCAATACCTCTTAGTAATCCTTTTGCAAAGTTTGATCCCGCACCTTCACCATCTAGTCCACGAGTTGCTCCTTCTACAAGTTCGTTAAAAGTAGTAAGAATATTACGCATTCCTGGGCCAAGACTAATATCACCAATTTTCTTTGCTAATTCTTCAACAGCTAGCCCACCCTGAGTTGCGAGTGCCGCAAGTGTTTTATTTAATTGTTGATTTTTTTGAATTGCTTGATCTGTTGCATTTGCAGAAACTTGTTGAGCTCTGTTGTATTCATTATTAACGGTACTTAAATCTCCTAATACAGATTTTAAAATGTTGATTTGAAATTTGCCCGCAACAAACTGATCAATTGTAGCTTTTTGTGATCTATTAAGCCCATCATATGATTGTGCTAAATTTTGTAGAATTTTGTTAGCTGGTAATGCGGCACCAGCTACATCATCAACAGCTATCTTGACGCTCCTCAGTGCCGCTAAAGCTTTGGGATCTTGTATACGAGTATAAATTGTTTTGAAAGCGTTACCAATAACAGCACCACCACGAGCAGTTCTTTGTTGCGCTACTGTGACTAAAGCAACCAGCTCATCAAAGCTAACTCCAGCGTCTTGAGCTACAGCGCCTGCACGACTCAACGCGTCAATCAAGTCATCTGTACCAACCGCAAATTGAACGTCAACGGCAGACAGTTTGTTAATAATCTGAGTGGTAGTAAGTCCAGCTTTGCCAAAGCCGTTAACTGCAGCAGTTAGACCTTTAACAGAGTCCGCAGCTTTTAGTCCAGTAAGACGAGTAAGAATAAGCGCATCATTTGTACGCTTTAATGTTTCTTCAATACTTAAACCTTGACGAGCAAATTCAGTAGCAGCTTCAGCAACCACGTCAAAACTTTGTGCAGTATTTTTTGCAACTTTGAAAAGTCCATCTCCGAATTTTGCAATGCCTTTTTGCGAAGCACCTAAAACAATATTAATGTCGGTTAATTTTTTCTCGACATTGATTGTAGTAGCGACTAAGGATTTAAAAGCATTACTGATACCATTGATAACACCAACGCTGGCCCCGAATGCAATAACACGAGCGTTAGAAGCTTCAATAGATTTTGTAAATTCGTCCGCATCTGCTCTTATCTTTCCAAGCATTCTGCCCAACGGAGCTACTGCTCCTGACGATCTGCCCAAGTTTCTAAACGCCGTTGCTGCCTCGCCTTCTATCGATTTTGCAAGCGTTCCTCTTTTTGCTACTACTGGTACTTCTATTGCTCTGGCCATGGGTCCAATTATCCTTATATGCAATTACACATAAAAATTAACCCATTCCACTTAATTTCATTAAATCTTCCATGTTTAAGGTGCCGCCCTTTTTCTTTGCCGCTTCTTCTAAGGAAACTGTTCCAGCTCCTTGCGTTTCAATACCTAATGATTCAAGGTCTTCTTTTGTCGCTCCAAACAAGCCTGCTCCGCCTTCGCCAGATTTTTCCATAACTTCTCTTGCTTTTTCTCTACCTTTAGGATTTCTTGCCCAATCCATAAGTTTTTGCGGATCTTTGCGTATTTTAAAAGGTATTTCTTCTCCAGAATTAAATATGTTTTTAAACATTACAGTATAAGAGTATAATCTTAATTGATAATGTGTTAAAAGAGTAGTAGGTTTTCCGAAAAAGTCTAACGGTTTATCACAGCACTGCATATACGGTCCGTAAAAATCTTCTAAAACCATTTTTTGAAAATTTAAATCAGAATATGTTCCAAATATTTCATTATATATAGCATTAACTATTGATAATTCAGTATTTGATAATTCGTCAAATAATTGTTGTGTAAAAACAGCATCTTCAAATTTTATGTCATAATAAAAGCTTTTTATAATATACAAATCAATACAACGTTTTTCCGCATAATCTTCACAAGTATTACCCAACAGTCCTCTTCTTATTTTTAGTTTTTCGTCCAGCTCTTCGCGAGCTTTGTGAATCAGTTCGTCTTGTCTATCTATTTGACTCTGCAAATATAATCCAGCTTTATTGTCTATCAAGCTTTGAATAAAAGAGCGTTGATCTGATATATCTTTTTCGTCTTTATCTGTCCAATCGCCACTGTCTTTTAGAAATTTTAATACTTCTTTTTCTTCAGGGATTCCTCTTTGCTTTGCGCGTTCTAAATGCTCTAATCTGTAATCATCCAGATCAACTTGTTCATTAACGCCAAGATGCTTAACGTAGATTTTTTTGTTGTTATAATAATTTATTGAATGTCCGCGAACAACATCACGAAAAATGCGCTTGAACAGTGTTTGTTCTAAACCCATTAAACATTACCTTCTTCAATATCTTTATCTAGCTGTTCAATGTCTGCGCGAGTTACTCCCGCCGTAAAATACCAATAACTTACAAAGGTTGCAAGTTTTGATTGAACTAGTAAATATAATTCGTCTTGAGCTTCATCAAGTTCATAATAATGATTTTCTTTTTGTTCAAAAGAGTCTCCTACAAACAATGGCTCTGGATCTTCTTCTCCTCTTGCGACATATGCTAAATTTAAAACGTACCACAAAATAACTCTGTTTTGAGCTTTAGTGTCCGCAGTATGATTAAACAAAGAAGCATATGCAGTTTCAGTATCAACAATGTCTCTGCGTAGCGCCGCGATATCTTGAATTAATTGTTTTTCTTTTTCTTCATCTTCTTCTGTGCGATCTCCCGTTTTTGTATTTAGTCTTGTGAAATCAGTTTGAAGTTGATTTAGTTGTCCGTATTTTTGAGTTAATACTTGAGCATCAGTTTCTGCCATCAATCCGCCAGAATCACTATATTTTTTAGCAAGCATAGCTTTTGTAAGAATGCCTCTTTTGATGCATTGACTAATTTCAATGCTATACTCCATATCAGCTTCTTCAATTTGTCTGCGATTAGGCTCTTTCAAAATAACCCGCACAGGCTCTTTTTCTGTAAACTTTTCATTGACAGACACTGTTTTTTCTTCACCAGTATCTTTATCAATAATTGTTTTTTCGACTTTCTTTTCTTTTTCCTTTGAAAGTTCGACTGTAAAGCTATATATTTCGTTCATACCTTGATCCTTATTATATTAATTTTTAAATTGAAATTCTATTGTGAACTTATCTAAATCATCGTCATTATTGCGAATATTTTCATTGCCCATATCTAATACTTTTTTACGAAGATATTGCATCTTCTTTTCGTCGAAATAATCAGCCTGTTCGATTAATTCTTTATGATTGGGTAAATTTTTGCGAAGTTTGCAAAAATGAATGTCATGGTCTGTTTTTAAATCTTCTAATAAAATTAAAAATGTCTTAAATAATTTCTTAGTATTACGACCATAATAATCGCCTAATAATCCTTTTGCGTCCATAATTTAAACCTTAAACCTAAATTATATTACACAAAAAACAATAAAAAGTGTAAAGAAAAGCATGGCAAGTTTACTTACAGCTACGGATAAATCAGCATTGAATGATGTCATGGACAGTCTCCATGATACTTTTGCACGCGATATCCAGATAATCAAAGAAGCCACAAAAACAGTTACAACTCCTAGTTCAGAGTTTAACTCTGTTTACGGAACCGCTGGATCAACAACAAGTGTTGTAAATGTAACACAATCTGGCAGTTACAAAGCGAGAGTTCAATATATGAATCAAAACGAAGAATATTTTGCAGATTCTCAACTTGACTCTCAATTAAAAATTAAAATGCCTGCAGGTAGCGTAAGAATCAAGGTTTCTGGAGATGCACATAGTTATTTAAAAGATGCAAAACGTGTCCAACTGGATGGCAGAAGGTTTACTATTTTTAGTGATTATAGACCGCATGGACTTTTTGATGCGAGATTTTACACTTATTATTTAAAGCCAATCGATGAGTAGAGTAGTAGTTCCAGCTGGAGCAATTGATATTGTTTATAAACAAACTGGCAAATTTCTCAGGAAAGATGTAGAGTCTAGACTGATAAAAGAGTTTGAAATATTAAAACAAGAAATGCTTGCAGAATTTAATAACCACCCAGTAACGCAAGAGCTCGAGCGTGGAGTTGACGCAGATCCAAGTGCATTTGTCAGTAAAGGCAGTTTATTTGGATTTATTGGATTTAACAAAAATGATGAACCAGTAAGAACCGTAAGAAATATGCTAGAATCTTCTTATATAGCATTTATCCGAGTAAAAAACGCAATAGTTGACTTTAAAATATATTATCCATCTAAAGAGGAACTGTTTGATGCAACTCCATTACCGTATGCTACGGGCAGAAGCTGGTTAAAAGGTATAGAAACTGGATTATCTGGTCTTGGCAGATATTTAAACGTAGAATCAGACGCTAGTAGGTCTGGAGGAGGCATTCAAAGTCAATCAAAAATCCGCGGCGGAAGATTTAAAAATACTAAATACATATCAGAAATACTAAACAACTTTTTACTAAAAGTAAATAAATTATCACTATGAAACCACAATTTCAACATACATTAATGACCAGCTTTTTTCTTTGGTTTGACAACTATTTGCAAAAGTATGGAGACGCTTACAAAAACAAAACTGGCGTATTTTATAATATGACAGATGACAGATTATCAAGTGATTATAACGTTTATTCGTCACAATATAAACAATTTATATTTGATAGTGGCTTGCATAGCGGAGTTGTAAATTCACAAGGAACTCAGGGTGCAATAGTTCTCGACAGAGTCAGTGGCCAAAGAGAGGATGGCACAGCTTTTGAAATACCTCGCGGAACAAGTGGTTTAACAATAGATTATGATAACGGTAGAGTATTTTTTACTGGTGACGATTCTGGAAATGTGCCTGGCAATGATTTATCTTTGAGTGGTCAATTCGCGGTAAAAGACTTTAATATATATATGACAAACCAAACAGAAGAAGATTTGGTTATTGAAAAATTTAAAACAAATGATAGATTTGGTGCTATTAACACAACTGGAGTAGAACCTTATGATCAAGTTTTACCAGCAGTTTTTGTTACTTCTGAAAGTGTGCAAAATGAACCATTTGCTTTTGGCGGATTAGATATCACAAAAACAAACGTAAAAGCTGTTGTTATGACTAGTGATTTATATTGTTTAGACTGCGTATTGTCATTAGCGGCGGATGCTCAAAAAAGATCTTTTGTGCAAGTTGACTTTGAAGATTTTCCTACAACTGAATTTGGAGATATAAAGTCAGCAACTTATCCTACAGGATACAGCTACAATCAAGTAGAAAGTGACGCATCTGACAGTTTGTTTCATATTGAGTCTGTAGACGTTTCAAAATTAAGTGATCGTGTCAAAAAGCGTGTGAATCCTAACATTTTTATAGGGTTTATTGATTTTGAAATACACAAATATCGTTCGCCTAGAGCAAATTAAGTGTAAAGTAAAGTATAAAGTTGACTTTTAACTTTATATAAGTTTAGAAAAAATTTCACATTACAGTAGAAATGTTGTAAACAACAATAACCTTAAACCTTTTTAAACATCATGGCAAGAAACAGAGTAATTTATCAAAGTGAAGCGTTGTTTGTGACCCACCAATATACTGGTAAACATACAATCGACTTAGTAACCAATGGAATTGGAGGAGTTGGGGGTGCTGCCACCAATTTTGCAGCTGCACATGGAAGTATTCCCCTAGATGCAATGCACCAAATCCATCGCGTTCAAAGTGCAAACTACAACTTTGCAATTAATAGAACCGATATCAATCAATTTGGACAGCTAGCTCGTATAGACACAGCTGTAATTGATGCTCCAACTGTAGGGCTAGATTTTACATATTTAGTAACAAACGGTGTAAATGAAGACGCGCTAGGTATTTCAGTCGACAGTGCAAATGACATCACTCCTACGTGTTCTGCCATTTCTGGTATCCTTTCAAATATTTCTGGTAGAAACTATCATATTCTAACGGTAAAAGAAGGAGAAGATGCCAATGGCGGCGGAGCTCAAGCTGATAGCACAAGCACTGTAATTTCAATTGGTAATGGATTTATCACTAACTATAGCGTTAACGCGTCAGTTGGTGCAGTTCCAACAGCCAGCGTCTCTGTTGAAGGGTTAAACATTAACGCTCAAACTGCAGCGGCGACAATGACCACTCCAGCAATTGACCCTGACGCTGGGACACAGGGTACTGCGACATTTGGATTGCCTGCCCCAGTTACTGGTTCTGTTGGAGAAGTAATTAGGCCTGGTGATATACAGGTATTATTTGCTGGCTCTAGCAATAATCAAGGAACGGGAGTCTTGACTAACTTAGTTGACAGCGCCTCTGCAACTTCTGCGCATATTAATAGTTTTTCAATTGATTTGCCATTAGGCAGAAGCGTATTACAAAGATTAGGAAATTCTTTTGGCTTTGCCAGAGAAATCGACTTCCCAGTTCAAGTATCTGTTAGTGTATCTGCTACTGTTGCAGATTTAAAAGCAGGCAATTTGTTCGACGAATTGTACGATAATACAAAACACGATATTGTCTTGAAAATGCATAAAAATGCTGCTGGCGGAAGTAGCGCTGGAGTTAACGCGCAAGGTCAGTTAGCTTATGTTATCAAAAATGCAACGCTAGACAGCGAATCATTTAGCTCAAGCATTGGAGATAATAAATCTGTTGATTTATCATTTACTGCTACTATTGGTGGTCCACAAGATACAACAAACGGATTGTTTATTTCTGGAACTCAGTGTGGAAATAATGATATTAGAAGTTCAGAATAAAATACCATTAAATATAAGTTATATTTTACACCACAGTCTTTTGATTGTGGTGTAATTTTATATAGGCATGAGGAACAGGATAGCATATCAAAACGTAGGATTATTGGTTGGACCGACTCCAGCATATTCACTTCATACTGGTTCTCACACTAGTACTCCGAATCACCAGTACGTCCCTAGCAAGCTTAAACAAATAAATCTAGTACAAAGTGCCTCTTTTAATTTTAACGTCGCTAGAACGGAAATACAGCAAATTGGCGGCCATTCTCTTACTACTAGAAAGGCTGTAGTTCAACCTGACGTATCTATAGGCTTCACTTATTTATTAAGTGATGGGAGAAATGAAGGCATGTTGGGCTTTTGCCCATCTGGAGAAAGTTCTGCATTCTTATCTGGCCAACAAAATACAAGCGGAGATAGAAATTTATTTTTAATAGTTAGCGAAAAACAAGAACAAGATTTTAATCTTGTAAATAATTTTTCTAATCAAAGTGTTTTTGGTTTTGGCAACTGTGTTCCAACAAACTATAGTATACAGGCTTCTGTTGGCTCGATTCCTACTGCATCCGTAGAATATTTAGCATCTAATGTTAAGTTTGATACAACAAGCGGCACAATGAGTTTTCAAGATGCGCACGGTACAGTTTGCACTATTGGTTCTGGTCTAATTCCAGCAGTGAACCCAGCTGATGGTCAACCTGCCACAAATCCCTATGGATACGTATTAAGGACTGGCGACTTTGCTCAATCCCCAGGAACAAACTTTCATACAATGGGCCATCAAAATAGCGGAGATATACATTATTTAAGACCTGGTGATGTCCAAATGGCTTTTAAAGAAACGACAGTTGGCGGTATCAACCTATCTGGATCAAATAAAATGCACATTACGGACGTTAGTATAGACGTTCCAATAAATAGAACTGAATTATTTGGATTTGGGTCTAGGTATGCATACGATAGAAGGGCAAAATTTCCATCTTTAGGGAACATAAGTTTTACAGCCACAGCTAATAATATAGAAGATGGTAACGTAAACGATATATTTTCCGAAGATAATGATTATGATTTTACTTTGACTTTTATGGATCCCACGAGTGATTTGGGAAGTGATCGTAAACCCTCCAACAAAGCTATTGAAATAGAAATAACCAAAGCTAGACTACAAAATCAAAATTTTGGACAGTCAATAGGCAGCAATATGGAAGTTAGTGCCACCTTTACATTTGAATGTAATCCAATTACTGGATTTAAGTTTAGTGGAATTGCTAAAGGCGATATTTAAACTATATTCTCGCGATTACCTGTTACTGGAGCTACTCGAACATCAGTTCCTGCAACTTGCCTTGGTTGAGCTTGATAGTAATTATAAGCATAAACTTGTTTTTCTAACTCTTCCTCTGCGTCTTTTGCTAATCCGCGATATGTTTTAGCAATTTCGTTTTTGTTTGTACGAGTAATCATCGAGTCACCTTCGCGCAAAGAAATAAAATCTACGCTGCTATCAATGCCTTTTAATACATTTCTAGCCTTTTTACGATAAAAGTGTTTTAAATATAATTGTTTGAATATTCCACTTTCTTCGTAGCCAAATTTATTTTCTGGGACAATTTTAATATTATCCGTAACACCAATACCAGAACCGCTAAATGAAGTAAATATTAAAGTATTTAGCTCACCAATATTATTTTCAAACCACCCTGAAATTTGGCTCAGAGTGGCCATGTCTGTATCACTGTCAAATTCATTGACAAAAACACTATTAGCTAATACTTTAAATTCGTTCATTAGAAACCTTCAGACATTAGTTTTTTTACTTTATCGAACTGTGGGTCGTTTGGGTCAATAATTGGCTTTTGCTCGCCAGTAGCATATCTGCGACCTTTTGTTTGGCTGACAAATTCTTTTACTAGCTTTTGCTTAAGAGCTGACCTGTTACCAGATGGAAATACTCCAGCTTCTACTGCTAAAGCTTGCATATCTGTTAAAGTCATATTTGACAAATCATCCTTAAAAACTTCTAAATCATTAGTTTTAAATACTGTTGTTTGATCCACGCCTAAAAGCTCCTCAAGCTCTCTGACTTTATCAACTTCTAGTTTTCCGTCCATTAAATTAAGTTGTTCCAACTCAGACTGTTTTTTAGCAACCGTCTTTTTTCTAGGCTTCTTAGCAGAAGCTTTTCTTTTTGAAGTAGTCTTTTTCATATTTTATAATATTTCCTTATACCTTTGAATTCTATTCTTATTACACTTTTTAAGTTAAAAATAGAAATAAAAAACCCGCCCCCAAATGGAGCGGGTTAAGAGTTTGTGTCGATATGGATTACAGATCGATTGCAACACCAACAATAGCTCTGTCGTCGAGGACCACGCGACCCTCTTCAATAGAACCATAGTAGCCAATCTTCTGCTGACGCACACTGTACTGATCATCAGCAACTAAGCTGAACTCAGAACCAGTCTCACTGTCAACTGCGATTGCGCGAACAAAAGCATCGCGGCTACGATCAATACCGATAACCAAGTCATCAGCATCACCATGATCGAAGGCGCTGTCGCCACCGTTCGGGTTATTATCCATCTGAGCAGAACCAGCCAAACCAGCGAAGATCTTAGTGAACTTCTTGTTTGGACCGAGCTCGTGAATTTCCATTACGCTTACGCCGTAGAACTCAGGAATACCAGCGCTAGTATACATGCCAGCACGCACTGAATCTGGTGCAGCAAGACCCTGGGCAGTGCCAGAAGAAGCTGTACCATCTTGTTCGCGTGTATTAATTGGGTTATAGGCCATTTCACGAAGATCCTCAACAGTCTCAGGAGAAACGATAAGATCCGTGATACCAGCGCTACCAGCCACAGGAGTTCCGCCAGCAAACGAAGGACGAATTCTCTTGGCTAAGGTTAACAAGGCGTTAAGATCATCCAACAAGAAGCGGCCAGCCTGGTTGCTAGCAAATGTATGCTTCTTAGTTGAACCATCAATAGTGGTAGAAGCGTTTGCTAATGCACCCAATAACAAGTTACCAGAAGTTCTCTCCTGCTTCAGAAGAATTTCCTGGGCAGCACGAGTGAAACTTTTGCTAACTACGTCCATTCTCGAACGAGAAGCATATTTCTTATCAAAAGAAACTGCAGTGTCGAGCTTGTAAGTAGCCAACTTCACTTCGTTATGAGAAGGAGTAACTTGGTTGGTGGGAAGACCACCTGGAGCGTGCGAGCTGTAAACGTTAATGTAGTCTTCGTCAGCTACATCGTAATAAACATCCAAGGGGATGCTGGGGTTGTCATCAGCATTAAACTGAAGCGGGGTGAACAAGTTGCTCAAAGTAGGAGCGTTGTTAACCACTTCGTTAATCACTGGGCCGATAAACTCGGCCAAAGCAACCTGAGCTTCGTAAGCAACATCTCTGTTCTTAGAGGCCATTGCCTGAACTAACTCAAGCTGTTCATTTGTTCTTTTTAAGGTAATATTCATTGTATTTATTTCCTTTCTATACTCTAAGATTAGACGTTAAGTTTTAAGACGCCATAGGCACCTGCGTGTACATCAGTAACAGGACCGACAGAAGTTCTTGTACCTGAACCAATCCAAGTACCAACAACGTGGTCAGTCGTATACTTCACAACAGTTCCGCCCTGGCCAACGTGAGCCAAACCAGTTACGGAAGTAGCTAAGCCGCCATACAAGCTAGAGAAAGCTACACCACTTACTTTACCAGCGGTTGCAGGAGAAATAACTGCTGCAGTGCCAGGTACACAAGATGGAGTACCATTGTTAGCGTTGTCAAAAGCGTCACTTGTCAAAGTGAAAATACCTTTCGTGGCGATAGGCACTGCCTGGCCAGAAAGTACAGCTTGAAGCTCGTCTCTCTTGACGGGATTGTAGAGAAGCTTCTCTTCGTTCTCGTCCTTTTCAAGGGTCTGCTTCAATGTAATACCAAGTACCTCACCAGCAAAAGCGCCTGCAGCTGCTGCAGTAACTTTTAACTGAACTTCAGGATACTGGTTCTTAACATGATCGTAAGAAGCAGAAAGCTCCGTGCGATCAACGTAAGTGATGGGGTCTTTACTAAAGTTTCCTCCACCACTCTTAATACTAACAAAAACTCCTGCACTTCCGTTCCCATTGGTAGTCGGCTTAGCGTCCGACGTATCATTGGCGAACAGATTAATGACGTCGTTTTCGTCGTATTGTCTGAATGGTAATAATCTATATGCCATAATGCTTGTTAGTAGGTTATTTGAATGTTTTCTTTGCTAAACGCGGATTGGAACTTTGATTTCAGAGTTTCCGCCTCTCCAGAAGAAGCTTCGTTGGTATTAGCAATCTCAGGAGTTGTCTCTTGAGCTTCATCTAAAACCTCTTCTAAATTTACTTCTGCAGTGGCCTCTTCAGTAGAAGCTTTAGATTCTTCCAAAGAAGAAACTTTCTTTTCTACCGCCTCAGCTACAGCTGCGTCAAATTTTTCTTGCTGAGCTTTGATATAATCTTTGCTCTTATGAGCGAAGATAACACCAAGCTTTTCCTGATACGAAGCAAAAGCTTCGTCAGACTCTTCTAGGTCTTTTACCTCAGATGCAACGATCTTAAGGTCGTCCTCGTTTAATTCGTAACCCTGCTCGATTGTTTCCATACGAGCGTCGAATCTAGCAACTGCCTGCTGGCGGTTGATATCTTCTTCGAATTGACGAATTTTGTCTTCGGCCGCTTGGAGCTTCTCGCTAAGAGTCTCCACTGACGCGGTGAGTTCTTTTTGCTGAGCCTCGACTTGAGCTTTTTCTTCTTGTGCCTTCGAGAGTTCATTTTTGTACTCTTCATTCTTTTCGCGAATCGCTTGATTCACAATAGAAGAAATGGAAGCCACAGACTCTTCTGCGAAATTGTCCGAAGACACTTTTTCAGAAGAAAGCTTTTCATCTAGCACAGATTTAATCTCTTGGATTAGTTGTTCTGTATTCATAATGCTTGAATTACTTTCTTGTTGATTTTTTACAGTGTTTTTTTCACTTTGTGAAATTTTATTTTTAAAATTTAAAATATTTTTTAATATTTTGTCAGCTTTTTCTGGAGCAATAATTGACGCGTCATCTTCATCGTTAAAGGAAACACTATCTTTCTCTGTTAGAACAACGCCTTCTACATCGGCTGCTGGATTAGCAGTAAACCCTATTCCTAAAGGATAGACATTACCAACTACAAGTCTTCGCACTAATGTGCCATCTTTCATAGCACCGTTGCCTTCTGCAGCTTTTAGATACTGACTTAGTTCTTTGATTTGCTTTTCATCAGTGACTATTTCTGCTTCAGATAAATCTTCGCTACCCAGAGCAATTTGATAGTCATTGAATCCTATCTCCCAACTTGCAGAAACTTGATTGTGCAATGGGCTTTCTGGATCAACTGACTGATTAATTAATTCTGCAAACTTTTTATCAACCATTCTGTAAACTACTGCACCTAATGCAATGTTAAAAGGATCTTTTGTTTCTCTTAATTCTTCGTCAGAAACTAATTCGTTATCTCCATAACTAGAAAAAGCGGAAGAAACAATGTGGCCTACAATTCTTTGTTTTTTATGTTCTATGTTGGTAGGCTTGTGAACAAAATAGTCTTTAACCGCTAAAGCTGTCTCAGTGCCAATGCCATCATGATTTCTGTTAAATTTATTAACAACAGCAGCGTTAAAAGCAACGCCAACTAAATCAATATTTTTATCCAAGTCAATTGACTCGGGCATTAATGTTTTTAGACTGTCTAGTGATGCTTGAGAAATCTGCAGGCTGTCTTGATCAATATCTGCTGATGCAATAATTGGCTGCAGGAATGTTGTTGTGTGTTTATACATGTACGTAAACTGTTGGTACCTATTAACCTGTTACACAGTTTTTATTCGTTTGAGAAATTTTTCGAATGATAAATCAATGCTGCGCTGTAATCAGTTAAGTGATGTTCTTCTGCAGTTTTTTCAATTTCTTCCATCGTCGATAGTCCGAGTATAGAGTTTGAGTCTTCAAAACATTTGCTGATTTGATTTTCCCAATCTTCCATGTCACTAGCCATAATCACTTTTTTACATAAATCATTGACTGTTTCATTTTGTGTTTTTGACAATCTTTTGATCTTATAATGTTTTCTTGCCTGCTTCTTACCAAAAGTTTCTAATTTTTCACTTGCATGAATAACATTTGTGATGTTTTTAGCAGATATTTCTGAACGTGCAATTTCTTGTGGAATACCTGTAGTGCCACTTGGTCGACCAGGAGTTCCTGGTACGGTTTGCTCAGTTTTCTCTGGCTCACCTAAGTCATCATCTAGATCCATCATGGGTGCGCCACCAACCAATGGATTGTAATATCCTTGTTTACGCTGCTCGATGAATTTTTCTTGACTTTTGTCAACTTCCTCTGAATTTGGAAATACTCCCTTATTTATAACATCCATACCTTGTTGCGGAGTCATTAAGCCAAGCTCCATAAGTCGCGTGGCAACACGTTGCAATTGAGTCTCATCTTTGGTGTCAACTTCTTTAAATCTTACAATTGGATAATTTCTAAAACCCATGTTTTTGCATACCTGTTTGATTTCAGGTTGTAGGAAATCATTGATAAAAGCTTCTCGAGCTTCTTTTAATCTTTCTAAAAAGATTTCTGCTTTTACTGCAGTGTTACTATATTTTTCGCTGCCAACAACTATATTTTGTAAACCCTCCTTGATATCTTCGTTAACAATTCTGTATTTTTCATATCCCAATACTTTGTTCATATCAGGAATTAAAAATTCAGCTTTAGTGGTATAATCAGATATTAAAACTCGGCCAACGCTTTCATTTCTAAACAGTTCTTGCATTGCCGCAAGGTTGTTATGATTAATGCCTCCCTTGTTAGGCTCATTGCCCATTGTAATTAACAAAATGACGTTTTCAATAGTTCTGACAATGGCTTGGTCAATCTTCTTGAACTCAAGTTTCATGTTAATGTCTTTTAAAACTGAAAAGCCAAATGGTACAGAAAAAGGCTCATAATCTTGCTTTTTGTAAAAAGAATATCTTAGCCTTTCTGGCTCTAGCTCAAGTTTAGCTCCGTCAAGAAAATATCCATTTTTACTAAAGTTGTCTTTCATTTCTTGCGGCAAAGATTCGTAGACCTCGCGATCATAATCATTTTTTGGATTTTTTAGTCTTTCAATTTCATACTCACTTAAAACTTTTGCATAAACTCCTGTGGTTTCAAACCCAGTAGTTCTTCTTGCTACTACATCAAAAGGATTAAGCATAATATATCGCACTGGCAACTTATTTAAAGATACTCCATTTGATCCATAAGTTTTTAGCATCTTAACATAATCTTCAGTATTGAATTTACCGTCGATCTTATAAAAGAAAATATTACCAGATCTATAATATTCGCGGAAATATTGATCTTTTAATTTCCAGATCTTAATTTTTCTAAACCAAGCTTCAATAAAATCCCTCGACCTTTTACTGCCAGAATCTAAGAAAAGATCTGCATTAGAAAATTCTGCCATGATATCAATAGCATTTCTAAAAATAGCTACATTTGCATATGCTTTTTGGCAAAGCTCGATAGCCTCTCTGACATTGATACCGCTAACAGCGTAATCGTATGGCAATAGTCCATCACGAATATTTGTGTATTGATCTCTCTGAGGCACCCTATGAATTCTATTTGAACGAGTTCTAACCTCTGGATTACCTCCCCCTCTAACATAAGAAGCTTTTGCGGTTGAACCAATATACGGTTCTCCTTCAATACTAGGAGAATACGTACTGTTTTGCAACAAAGGATTATTAGCTAAAGTTTCTTCAATAGAGCTAGCTTTGCCAAATTTATTCCAATATTCCGATTTCTTTGTATATTTTCTTTTAGAGGCCATTTGTTTTAGTTACACGAAAGTTATGAATGTTAACTTTTAAAAGTTAAAAAAGTTACTTTTAGTTTATAAACATGGGAGTAAAAGTAGATTGAACAGACTCTTGTTTAAAGTTCATCATATCAAAATACGTTTTTACCATCCAGTTGCCTAATACTAAAGCTGAATAGCTATCTTTTCTAGCTTTATCTCTGCCAGATTGCCTTTTTAGATTAGGCGGAAGGTCAAAAGTTTGCGTGCCTTGGGAAGTTGTGGTTATTTGTATAAGTGCGCATTCTACTTTTGTTAAATCAATTATGTCTGTTTGATGTTCAATAAAATCAATCATTTTTGCTTCTCTACCCATTTTTTCGTTATCGCCAGCACGCAGATATTTTAATGTATCAATTGGTATATGTTTTCTTTTTTGATTTTGATATGAGTCGTCAATAGCTCTTGACGCAAAAAATATTCTTTTATGATCAAAATTAGATTGCAATAACTCGTTAGCCTGTCTGATCCAATTGCTTGTAGGTTTTCTTAAATAGCAAATCTTTTTTTCTTTTATGTTATAAGAATTTCTAGCATTTTGTAAATCTTGTCTGTAACTTTCAGAATGCTCAAATGGAACATCAATAATTCCTAAATTTATTTTATCCTTCTTAAATGTTTCACTTTCATTGCATGCGCTTAAAAACTGTACGCCACCAGCATAGTCACCTACTACCATTACAATATTAAAGTTGGTAAGCAGATAATGAAAATATCTAATGTGATCTTTCATGTTTGCACCAGATAGCGCATAACTATGAACCACGGTGCCAACTTGTTTTTCTTTATTTAATTTTAAAACTTGTATTGCAAAATCATCAGAGCTTTCACTTTCTGCCCAGCTTGGGTCAAAAGCCAATAAATATTCTGCTCCAGGCTCACCAGCAACTTCTACAGAAGGATCTTCTCCGTCTGGTATGGTACAGTCTGCCATTTTTGATATTTTAAAATATCCGCTACTATCGTCTGTAAACTTTGCGCCAAACTCGCGATCAAACTGAGATTCACTCATAGTTGCTTTTGCTTGGTTGATTAAGTTTTGATCGTACAACTGTTTAGGGGCACAGTCGTATGAAAATTGCATAATTGTTCTATGAGCGGTGTCTTTCGAATTTTGATTAAAAATTAAGTTTTCAAATTGACTGTATAATTTATACATATACTCAAATTTGTAAGACGCAGAAGAAAGTGCTATAAGTTTGTTGTTTGGCCAAACATATCTTTCTTCTTCGGTCATTTTCCCCTGCTTGATTAAATCTGTTTCAAGGTTGTATAAATCTTCACGTTGTGTTGGATTTTCCACGACAGATAAAAACGGTACAATCACCTCGTTGTAAATTCTTTCTGGCATGAGCAAAAATTCGTCAATAATTATTCTATGAAAACGAAAACCGCGCAGCTTCTCACCATCACCTAATGGTAACGCTCTTATTCTTGAACTACCAATTTCTAACAACCATTCGTCATTACTTTTGCTTTTCTTTGTTATGCACTGAGCGAACAAAGCCGCTTCAGGTTTTGCCGCAATATCTTCTATTTTCTTGAAGATCATTTTTGCCTGTCTGAACGATTTAGAAAGTATTCCTATTTCAACGCCTTGATTAAGCGTCGCATCAAGCGCGGCAAATATAGCGGTTGTAAAAGACTTTGACATACCACGAGACCACACGCCCATAAAATAATCTGTTTCAAACATAGCCTTCACGGACATATGCTGAAACGGAAAAAGTTTTATACCCATCAGTAAGTCTGCTGCAAAAGTTGTATTTTCTCGCAAGAACTTATACAGTAAAAGCTTGGCTTCTTTTTCTTCTAAGAAACCAAGATCACCTTCAAGAAGCTCTTTGTTTATATCGCGGGTTTTGCTGAGTCTTCTTTTTTGATTGCCTTCTTGCCAAGCCATAATTTCTTGCGTCTATATGATATTGTAAATCACAATACCATATCTTTCTTCCAAAATATAAAATTCTTTGAATCAAATCCATCGAAGAAGTTCTATTACCAGAAAAAACAAATTGACATGTTTCTGGGAACTCGTGGCATAATGCTTTCATATTGTGAAAAATAAATTTTAAGTTTGCGGGATGTGGAGAAAAGTGATTTTGCTTTTTAATTTTTTGTATACTGCTATCAACCACAACAAACACATAACTGTCCATTGCTTTTGCTCTTGCCATTTCTTTTCTAAACCGCGGAAAGTTGTACGACATTGTAGATTTAAAATCTGACTCGCTTTTTCTTTCTACAAATGTATAATCATATTTAGTACCACTTGCAGTATAATCTGCAAAGTCTAATGCAAACTTTTTAGTATTTTTAAAAGGTAGCGGATTGTTTTCACGTGTGTCAATAACTATTTCTAAGTTGTCAAAACCTTCTTGAGTAAAAAAGCTTTCGTCCAAGTTTCTATATAGCATTGGGCGTACTCCAGCCTGACTGCAGGCATGAGAATAACTTGTGAAAAACTTTTTGTAAATGTCTATTGTTGGTAAATCACTTAATAAAAGCTCAAGATGTGTTGGGCCAAGCTTTAACTCTTTTTCTTGTATGCGTTCTTTTAGTTTTTTCAAAGTATATTTTTTAACTTCATCAACATCTGAATGGTGGCACCATTTTAAAAGTTGACTGTATGTAGAAAAATCTTTTGCAAAATAATCCTTCTTGTTTTTGAATGGTAAAAGATCACCAGTCAATAAATTTTTTCTTGGAAAATGTTTTGTATAATAATCCGCAAGTGTCATATCATGACCTTTTAGATGGCGATGAAGTGCCGCCTCAGAGCCAAAATCTTTACCACACTCTTTACAGTTAAATGACATCGTCTTTTCTCACTCCTAAAACTCTTGATTTCCATTCGCCCATGGACTCAAGTTCGTCCGCCTCTTTGCGAACAACCTTCTTTTGCATTTCTGCCATCTTAACCATAATGCCACGCTCTTGTTCTTCTTGAAAAAGTTGAACAATATTTAAAATGCTAGCGTTCTGCTGATTCCTAGATGCGACGCGTTTTGCACGATCACCATTTAACTTAGTGATCAACTTGTCCATGCGTGATGCACATTGATTATATTCTTCGCTTTTGGTTTTTAAAATCTCTGTTAGACGAATTGTAAATTCTTGTTGATCTTGGGCGTCATCAAACATCATGTTTAACTTAGCTTTTTGTTGTTCAATGTGTTTTAAATTTATATAATCCATACACACATTGATATATAAATTAATTTCGTCAGATGTTAAATCTGGCTTATCCCAAACGCATCTTACAAACTCTGCCTCAAATAATTCTCTGTCTTCTTGTGAGCCGTAGTTGTTAATTACTTGTAAAAATCTAGGGCTTGATAAAAAGTTCATTAAGCTCTCTGCAGCTTTTCTGTCTTGCATTTGCAGTTTGTTTTCATCAAGATCTTTACCTGCAAAGTCATTTATCTTTTTGATTGACCTTGACAAAGCTTTTGGCGGACTGTATCTCGTGCCCACAGCACTTTCTTCCGATTTTACAAAATCTGGGTGATGGTTCTTAATGTAGTCTGCTACGACTCTTTGCTCTTTTGATAGCTTTTTGATTTCTTTATTTGGCCACAACAACTCTGCCAGTTGTATGCTTGACATATCTTGACCAGCATGTGAATTTAAAAATTCTTTTTCTTCATCTGTTAAAATTATTTCCTCAACCTTTGAATGTTTAGAAGTTTGATAGTTCAAACCTTGATCAACCATGAACTTTCTGATAGAACGTCCAATTTTGCTTCTACCATCAATGGTATCGTCACCCGATACTATTTGCGTTAGCCGTGTTAAGTCTGGTATAGATTTGTAATTTTCTGCAATTAACTTTTTTTGCTCGTCAGTTAATTCACTCATTTGTTATTATAATATCTTTTTCCTTAATAATCAAAATAGCTTTTTCTTTAAACATTTTTTTTAAGTTTTTGATTTGCTTGTATCCAGCTTTTCTGTTTTTTTCATTAGTGGTATAACCAAGATCTTTTGCAACTTCATCTTCTGGTAAATTTTTAATAAATAAGTCTTCGTAAACTTTGTAATGTTTTGTATTCAATACCATCTTCATTTCAATGTGTAGTTTTTTTATAGAGTCGCCAAAATTAAACTCTGTTGTTGAAATAGAAAATACTTCTTGTTGATGATTTTCAAGTGCTAGTGGTAACTTTATATCATACGCATGTTTTTTACTTTTTTCCCATTTAGCATATAGCTTGCATTCAGAGCATTGTTTTTTACTTGGTGTGAACGAGCAACTGTTTTCTCCGCCGCCTTCTTCTTCTGATTCATTGAATGGACAGTTTAAACATGGTCGCGCAAAATTACTATAATGATTTCTTAAAATATTTTTAAGTTGATTAGAAATAATTTTGTTAACCCATGGCTCAAGATTTCTTGACTGATCCCATTGATCCCACTTTTTAAAAATATGAAATCTTATGATTTGCTCAACGTCTTCGAAGTCAAACCATGCAAGTGCATTTAAATGCCACTTGTGTTTTCTTTTTTGAAGCTCTGCGTCAATAATTTCGACTTTGTCTTCGTACTTGTATTTCTTTTTACGAGGCATTAATCATCTAAAGGTCTGTTACGAGCACTTTGACACTCTCTCATAGTTTCGGCTTCAATTTCTTCTCGAGTCATTCTTTTTGAAGCTTGACTAGTGTTTGAGATCCTCGTACCTTCAGATGAAGATTGTTTTGAATTTATAAGTTGACCAATAGTCGTTTTGTTATTAGCGCCAACATCAACAGAGTATTCTAATTTTGAAATATTTGGAATGTCTGTTGGTTCTTCTAAATTAGCTTGTGCTGATTGCAGGTGAGGTGCGTTTGTGGTTCGTGGTTCGTTGCCTGCTGTCGCCTGGTTCAGTGATTGCCCACAACCAGCACAAAATTTTGCTTCGTTTAAAGTGTAAACGTTTTTAAAACCACATTGTGTACAGTATCTAAATGGCATATTTTATTTTATATATTTTTTAAAATATTTCTAACTTGAACGTTTAGTGTTTACACTTTTATTTTGTCTTGTGGCTCTTTTTTTAGCTGAAGCAGGAGTTTCTTGTAGTTTTTCGAGCTTACCAACAATAAATTTAAGTATTTCGCTTCTTACAATATCCTCCTTGTAAAAGTCAAAACAATATATGCCTTTTTCGTTAGATTCTTTATCATTAAAAAGATTTGATATAGTTTTAAATCCGCTTTTACCATTAATGTCACTTTGCATAGGATCACCGCAAATAAATAATTTACTATTTTCTCCTAGTCTTGTTATTAAGGTGGTTAGCTCTTTTGCGGTAAAGTTTTGAGATTCATCTGCAATAATAATTTTATTAATCCAGTTTGAGCCACGCAAGTAATTTATGGGCATAGCATTTATGATTTTCTTTTGTTCTAAAAAGTTTCTTTCTTGTGAAGCTATCATTTCTTCAAGCTTATCATTTAGTGGCATCATAAAAGGATTAAACTTTTCATTAACGTCTCCTGGAAGCGAGCCCAAACCTTTTTCGCCACTCTCAGCAATAGTACGAACATACATAATATCATAATCGTTGTTAATATTGAAGAGTTGAAGTGCAGTATATACAGCCAAATAAGTTTTGCTTGTTCCAGCGGGACCGCGTACAAACATCATTTTCGTATCTTTAGCAATCGATAATTTTAAAAATTGTTTTTGTTTTTCAGTAAACTTTACTGGGTTTAATTTTATTTTTTTCTTTTTCAAAGAAGACATGCAATCTATTATGTTGTTTTCGTCAGTTTCGCAAATAACGTCAGCATTAGACACCGCCTTGATAGCAGATTTTCTAGCCATTGTTTTATAAAAATTTTAGTGCTTAGTTTTGGTGTTATCACCATAATATATTACACTAAAACTTGTTATATTCTATAACGAATTACCTCTTCTGAGACAACGTTTCCTGCTCCGCCAATAAAAATTTCTTTTTCAGTTGCGGCTAATGCGGTTTCTGGTCTCCCATGTCTATCAGTACCTCCAACTCCAGAATATTGTATTTCTTGCGTCTGGGTCCAGCTAGAACCTTCTCCAGTAAATACATAAGCAGCGCCTTTATTAGCATCACCTCTGCCTGGCGCGCCCACAACAATTTTATGAGCGGTTGGCATTGATACAGTGTAGCCAAATAAATCGTTTGCCGCAGCAGCAGTTTGACTAAGCGTAGCTGCGTATTTCCATCGAGTTGGCTTAGACTTATAATTTTTTGCGTCACTTGCCGCGTCGTTAAATCCTGTAAATACAAAAACTGCTCCAGCATTAGAAGTTCCATTGTGATCGCCACTAGGAGCGCCGACTACAATAGTATTTTCAAAAATGTCTACGTCAGTGCCAAAAGCTGAATTTTGAGTTACACCTTCGGTTGATCCATACTTAGTACCAGTTAAATTTGCAACAACCCTATAATTCCCGATTGCGTCACCATCTCCTTGTGTGGCAACATAAACCAAAGCAGATCCCGAAGGGTGCGTGCCTGCTAGAATATTATTTTCAGGCGCACCAGCAACAATAACCCCTTTGTGCATTGCTACACTATGCCCCAATCTTTGACCTGCCGTGAAAATTTGACCAGCCAAGTCTAAACTGGCTGTTCCTATCTGGGCCTCACTAAACGCATCAACTGCAGAAGTTTTATATCCGTTTGTAACTGTTCCTTTGAATAAATATATCGCTCCATGATTTCCAGTGCTACCAACAGTTTGATGTGGTGCACCTATAACTCCGAGCTGTTGACCGTCACCACTAACAGATTTATCAAAAGCAATATCGTCTGAGTATCTGATGTTATTTGTAGCGTCAGTTAAAACAGTGTTAATTGTAAAAGAGTTTTTGGCATCATTAGGTTCAAAAATTGAAACCGATCCATCATCTCCAGCCGCATCTGGGGTCGCAATTGCGATCAATCCACTAGGGCTAACGGCCACTGCACCGCCAAAATTATGATGCCTGCTATCATCTGGTAATTTTGCAGTATTGCTTAATCCAGCTTGTCTAATTCCCGCTTCTCCGCTTGTTTGGTGGATTTGCTTGTAGAAACCTTTTTCTTTTTTATAAATATATGCTGCACCATTTTCGAATGTGTCACCCCCGCCAATAAATCCGCTTGCACCAATAACCAAAAAGTCATCATTTGCCGCAACAGCGCTGCCAAAGCTAAATATACCATAGCCTTGATCAGTTTTTGTGTCTGTTGACATTCCTGTTTCAATTACTTGTAACTGCTCATAATTTCCAGAAGAATTCATTGTAAATGATCCACCCAAAGAGCCATCTGCTACATTTTTAGGATCACCTAATTGTGCCGTAAAAGTATAATCAGCGCTTCTGTTGTCACCAATGGACATACCATAAGATTCGCTTTCCAATGTAGCATTTTTTAATATATATACAATAGACTTGTCTCCCTGCTTTGCTCCAGCGCTAGAAGGTTTATGCATTGTTATTTTAATATCATTTTTATTATTAGCGTAAACTTCTTCAAACAAAGATCTTGTTTCATCTGGGCGATCTGCTAAAATAGCAGAAATGCTGACAGATGCAGTAATCGGAGTATCTAAAACTTTTGAGTACCCAAACGAGTTACCAATTCTTTGTAAAGTCGTTCTTCCTAATGGCACATCAATAGAAAAACTTTGTATATGAGCAGAATTTGCTCCAGCACTATCAGATATTAAACTTAATAAAGCGCCAGTACCAAAGTCAACCTCAATGTCGCCTGGTAATAATTGCGCTACACCGTCTCCAGTGCTTATATATTCATTTGGTATAACATATGTTTCGGTAGATTTTGTGCCATCTTTTATGTTAATTCCTGGGCTGTCTCCAGCTTTATTGCCAGCATCAACTTTTATGTTAAAAGCTTCTGCAGAAACTGAAGCAATTGGCAACCCTCCAACTGAAGCATTTACGGAATAATTTGTTACATAACAGTTTCCAATTCCAATAACACTTTTATTACCATCTGATTGAGCTTCTAAATCTGAAATTGACCCTATAGCATCATTTTTTTGATCAGCTGTATAAATATAAAAATTTCTACCATCTTGATCGTTTATAAAACTTTCTGATAAAAAATTAGAATTTTCAGCATTGTCGAATCCTAACAGATTTTCGTTTTGGCCATCAGTGAGGTAATAACTAAAGTCTAAAGAAACGGTTGGTGCAGATAAGACTGCAGAGTCTATTCTGGCTAATTGGCCAAACTGATAGGTATCAGTTCGATTAATAGAAAAACCATAATTAACATTCTGGACTCGCTTTAGCTGCCTGATTAAGCTTTCTCCTGCGCCTCCGTCATTTAGATATTGTGACCCTGTTGCTGACGGAGCCACCATCAAAATTTCATTTGAATAAATTGTCCTGTTTCTTGCCAT